GCCGCTCTGGCCCGACTGATAGTTGGCACCGCCCATCTACCTCGCGAAGGTAGCCGTATGGCTTCATCGGCTCACCCTGGTGCTGGGCGGCTGGCTGGGCGAGAAGGGCGCGCAGTTCCTTGATGCCACGTTCTTGCGTGATACGCAGGCCGTTGCAGATGTCTTCGGCAAGGTCACGCGGCACGCTGACCATCTGCTCGGTGTTGCTGGATCGGTTTTCTGTGGGCATGGGATACCTCGCCGGGGTGGCGTGATTCGCAGAAATGGGGAAGGCGCTGTCAGGTTCTTCCAGCAGCGTCGGTTTGTTCAGGTAGTTGGTGTGTGCTATTCCGATAGGGTCGACCAAGGAGAGCTCTCATGAGATTTCTCATCGTTTTCGGAATCGCGTTAGCAGCCGCCCAGTTGGTTGGCTGTGGTGAAAAGGTGGAGGCGCAGCCGCAGGCCAACGTTGCTCCTAGTGCTTGCGGATGTTCTGATCAGGCAAACCTGATTGCGAATAAGCACGCCGTATACAATTGCAATTGTGGTGCGATGCAATGCGTCGTCGCATTTTCAGCAAATGGAACCGGCGGTCCCTTGGGGGAAGTTGCGTTGCAGTGCAAGTAGGTCCTTACCGGGTAGCTGGTTGTCTGGCAGCGCCGGACACTCAGGCGGCGGCTCGAACCTTGAAGGTAAGCATGGCCGTTGCGTCGTCGTTGAAACACTCAGCCAGCTCCTGATATGCCCGGTACTTGGCCTGGCTGCGAGTGGCTGCCCACACGCGCCGAACGTAATGGCGCGCGTCGCCAAGCATGTACTTCACGTCATCCCAGTCATACAGGCCGTTGGTGAGCACCTCGAACTGCTTCAGCGGCAGCTCTTCGGCCATTTCGCCGTACTGCATTTCCCAGGTTGGGTGGTAGTTACGGATGCGCTTCTTCGGGTCGCTGTCGAGGATGACACCGATGTAATGGCCGCGGTCGGCGATGATCACGCCAGGCTCGCCGTTGGCGATTACGCGGCGCCCGATCTCGGCTGGCACGTCGTAGTGGCGGCGAACGTAGTCGCAGTTGTAGTTGCTCATGGCTTTCTCCATGCATGCGCCGCCCTCCGTGGCCGGATGCGGCATGTTGATTACTTGAGAATTGCGCGGGCGCAGGCTTGGGTTTCGATCCAGAGCGCCGACGAAGGCCGCGCTTCGTACTTGACCAAGGCCTTGGCGATCCGCTCGGCCAACTCTTCCTTGCTACCGGTTAGAGCCGCCGGCGGGTGATGGGCAACCTGGATAGGCAGGTCGAATTGGCCCGGAAGGTCGATTCTCATGCGTCGCGTCTCCTTGAAGTGCTTCCAGCCCGCTGGGCGGCAAGTTGATCCATTGCTGGCACCGGGCATGCTCGGGTCCCTATCGCACTTTCAGCTTTTAGGAATCGTCTGATACTGGCTGGGCTCTCATGGAAGCATTATCGGTTTCCAGCGAAGCTATATCTCAAAGGATTACTCCTTGTACTGGCATTGCCCGTCTACTCCAGAAGGCTCCATCATGTTGTCCAAGAAGCTGCTTTTTATTGTTTGTTTATTCTTTATGCAGGTTGCTCCAAGCTATGCATTGAAGTGCCAAGAGGCTGGTACCGGCCGGATTGATGTTGAGGAAAGTATCAATGAAACTATAGCTATCCCGAACTCTTTGCCCGCGGGTACCGTGCTCTGGCGTCAAGCGACTAAAACAATTAGTGTTGAATGTTGGGTGGATATTGCCGGTAGGCCGGCAGAGAATATTTATTTCTATATGAATCCAAGTCGAGTTGACCTTGGTAAAGATATTGAAATTGGCGTGACATACCAGGGCAAAGACTATTTATACTCATCCTTGACCGGTGGCAAACTGGATATCGGATGGCGTGTTGATGGATGCACCGAGAACTGTGGCTGGCAGAAAGAAAAAAAGAGTATGTCCTACTCGTTGTTTTTCGTTAAGAAGTCACCTGCCGGAGATAATAAGGAGGGGCCAATTGCCCCGTTCGCAATCCATAGAGCGTTCCAGTTTGATGGGGTTGGCGGTGCGCGTCCCGGATCTAGCTACAACGTAATTGTCTCTGGCTTGAATAAATTTCGTTATCTACCATGTGAGTCGTTGATAAAAATCCATCCAAATGTCATCAATTTCGGTGCAATTCGCGCGTCGGGGGCGGTGGTGGGCGCGACGATCAAGGAAGTGCCATTCACTATAACCGAACAGCGAACCTGTAGTGCCGCCTATGGCCTGGGCGGTTATCTGGAACCGTTAACCGCTACATTGTCTGCGGCACAGGATACCCTAATTCCGACCGACAACAAATCGGTGGGGATTAGCTTGATCAACGAAGTTGATCAAAGCCCGTTAATATTTAAGAAAGAGTTTGTGCTGACGCCCAAGACTACTTCGACTACCAACTCACATAATTTTCTCGCGCGCTTGAAGTGGATGAGTGCGACGCCAGAGTTTGGTGAATTCAATGCGGGCGCAACCTTGGATGTTTTTTACAAATAAAATTTCAGATTTTCTTGATTCATAGATTTAAATGGAGGTCATGTCTTGTTCCTCTAGCGAGGAGTTCTATGGCGTTATCCTTCACCAACAGGATCATGTACCCGTAGCTGATGCCAAGCTTCTGCGCCACTTGGTTCCGAGTGATGCCGGTACCGGCCAGGGCCTTGACCTGCTTGCCGTGCTTGGCGCGCTGCTCATCGCGCTTCTTCCTCGTCTCTGCTCGGGCTCCGCGATCGGTGCTGCTGACCAGGAAGGTGATCAGGTGCGCCTTTGATAGCTGAAGAAGCCGGGCGCGCTCGGCCTGGCCCATCACTATAAGACGCCTGCTTTAATCCGCTGGGTGGCAAGTGAACATGCAGCTGCCGGCGGCGCTGCTGGGTGATCTTTTGGATGCGTCTCATGGGTAGCACACCTCAATTGGCTTCTTGTTCGTAGAGCCAGAGGGCATGACCACTAGTAGACGCTTGTTTCCGCGATACACGCCCCAGGGCCGACCAGTGGAAGTGGCCATGGCCGCCGCGTACTACACGGCGGGGATGGGCAGGGCGATTGTGGCGATCATGGTTACGCCCCGGCCAGGTGATGCAGCGGGGCGAAAGGGATGTCGTCGTCGAAGCTGTCGTAGTCCGGGCCTGGGGCGCCTTGCTGGTTCTGCGGCTGGGCCTGCGGGCGGCTCTGCTGGCGCTGCTGCTGGGGCCGAGGCTGTTGCTGCTGGCTTCCTTGCTGCGCCTGCGGCGGCGGGCTGCCGGCGAACTTGATGATGATCACGCGGCCGGTGAGCTTCACTCCCTGGGAGTGGTCGGCCTTGGTGTAGGTCTCGACGTGGGCGTCGTCGATGGTGAAGTGCAACTGCTGGCCCTTGAGCAGGTAGGGCGCCATGGCTTCGGCCTGCTTGCCCCAGAGCGTGGCGTCGACCCACTGAGTGGGGCGCTTGCCATCTTGGCCTTTGCGGCCGTATTCGCAGGCCAGGGCCAGGTTGCAGACGGCATTCCCTTCAGGCGTGTAGCGCAGTTCAGCGTCGCGGCCCAGGCGGCCGATATCGGTAAGAGTAGGCATCGTGATTCCTTGGTTATGCGGCCAGGCCGAGCACCTTGTTCATGCGCTCGTCGAGGATTTCGTAAAAGGTTTTCACCCGCTCGGTGAGCTTGCGGATCATGGCTTCGTCGCGGTACACGCGCTTGACGAAGAGCGGCATGCCGGGCCAGTAGCTGATGAAGTCGATCCACTCGCGCTCCGACACCCACAGGCCGCCCTGGCACTGGGCTACGTGCTCTTTTGGAACATCGCCAGCCAAGATCACGCCCACCTGAAACTTGGGCAGCTTGGTCTTGATCTCGGTGAGGCCGTCGTCGCCGACAAGGGCGTCAGGCGAGTAGCCGATGCCGTGGTTCAGTATGATCCCGACTGAGCGAGTCTTGAGGCTCTCGCGGTCCTCATAGAGCCCGCGCGCAACACCTTCAAGCTCGTGGCCCCGGATTGTTGCCTTTGTCTGGAAGGGGATCTCGGCGGCCTCTTCGGTGATGCGCTCGCCGATCAGCTGGTCCATGTAGGTGAAGGCGGCCACACCAAAGCCCGCTTCGCCCTTGCCACTTACCAGCAGGCAGTCCAGCTCCGAGCAGGTGATGATGCCCAAGCGCAGGGCCAGCCACTCCGGCGTGCCTTGCTCGATATCAGTGATGATCTGCATGGGAGGTCTCCTAGTCTGCGGCTGTGTTCTGGTTGGCTGACTTGGTGAGCATGCCCAGCACCTGGTCGAACGCGGCTTTCTCAACCGCAGATGGGGTGCCATGGATGCTGGCGAACGCGGACTTGGCTTTGTCGCTGCAGCGTTCCAGCAGCATGGCCAGCTGGCTGGCTTGCACCGAAGTTACCCGCGGCGTCACGACTGCACCGTTGCCGTCGTCGTCCTCGCCGGTGGTGGTGAAGTTGAGCAGGGCACCGGCGGTGTACCGCTTGCCGTAGCTCACGCTGGAGGCCACGGCCTGGACGCCGTTCTTGCTGCCTGTGGTATCGGCCGGCAGGACCAGGGAGGTGGTTTCCCGATGCCCGGCGCGGTGACTCAGTACGCCCTCGACCTCGATCCCGCGCTCGTTGCGTGGCGTGCGGAAGGAGAGGGCAAAGCCGTGGCGGGCCAGCACTGGCTTGATCATCTCGTTGATGTCCTCCCAGAGCGCATAGGTGCTCTGGATGCGGCCGCTCTTGTCTTTGATCCCGCCGCGCTCGCCGATCACCGGCAGCTCTTCCTGCATGGCGGCCAGGGCCTCGTCGAACTGCTGCTTGGCCTGCAGGGCCTGAATGTTCTGGTGCATGACCATCAGGCGCTCCATCTTGTCGATGTCGGCGTTCGGGGACATGGCAACCTGCTGGATAATCTGCAGAACGGTGACCGACTCGGTGGCGATCACTGGGCTGTTGGTCTGTTCGACCCGGGCTACTTGGCTCATGGCGACCTCAGTAGGAAATGGAGACGTTGGGGATCTTGCGCTGCGCGATCAAGGTGACCGCTTGCTTGGCGCAGGCCTCAGGCATGCCACCAGCAATGAAGGCTTCCAGCGCTGCGCGGTTGATGCTCCGGCGATGGGCTTCGTCGCGTTCGCGGGCTTGCTGCTGGCGGAGTATCTCGGCCGCAGCGTCGTCTGCCCGGCGGCGTTCATCAATGCGAGCTTGTTCAGCCGCCTGCTCGGCACGTTGTGCTGCGGCCTGGCGCTCCTGCTCGGCGCGCTGCTCTGTGGCGACTCGATCTGCTTCGGCCTGGGCCCTTGCGCGCTCGGCTTGCTCGGCCTGCAGCTTCAGCTCCAGCTCGCGGCGGTCGGCGGTGGCCTTGGCTTCAAGTTCGCGGCGCTGGGTGGCTTCGCGCTCGGCCTGGGCCTTCTGCTCGGCTTCGATCCGGGCGCGCTCGGCGGCTTCCCGAGCGATGCGCTCTTCGCGCTCTTTCTGCTCGCGGGCTTCAGCCTCGGCGCGCAGGCGGGCCAGTTCGGCCTGTTCCGCTTCGTACTGCTGGCGGGCGGCGAGGGCGGCGCGCAGCACCTTCAGCGAATCGTCCTTGGCCCGGGCTGCTTCGGCTTCGAACTCTTGCCACTGCTCGCCCAGGGCGATGGCCTCAACCTTGGCGATGCGATCAGCCAGATCTTCGGCGGTAATGCCTTCCAGCGCTTCGGCGTGGAGCTTCAGGTGGGCAATGGCGTTGTTGTGTCCGTCTACCCGAGCATCCTCGGCTGCCTGCCAATCATCCAGAGGTTTGCGCACCTCCTTCTGCCAGGATTCAAGGATGTCCCAAACACGTTTGCGCTCTGCATCGATGCGGCCAGGAACCTTCTTTTGTTCTGCTGAGAGCTCCTTGCCCTTGTTTTCGATTGCCGTCTTGGTGCGTGCAACCTCATAGGCCATGGACGCGATTTCCTTGCGGCCTTTGACGGTTTTCAGGTCAGGAACCACGGCCAGGAATTCGTCGATCTTCACGCGAATCTGGTTCAGCCATGGCTCAAGGCCCTTTTCAGCGCTGTACACCGCCAATGCTGTTTCCTGGGGCGGGGCAACGATCAGTTCTTTTTCTGCGGACATGCGAATCTCCCGCGCCATCCCTGCGGTGGGCGCTGATGAAGGGGTTACTGAGTGATCCGATCAGCGAGAGCGCTGAGCAGCATCAAGAAGGTGAAGAGGGCGATAGCTGGGAAAGCGCCGCGCCAAAGCAGGTAGCGGCGTTGGCGTTGGTGGCTGGTCATGGCCGAACCCTCACCGCAATCCGGCCACCTTTCATGGTTGCGCTCAAGCGGCGTGGCAGGCTGGCCACTGCACGTTCACGCGGCAGGCCGATCACCTCATTGAAGGGAAGCCCGAAGCCCAACATCACCAGCCTGGCTTCAATCTCGTCGCATTGCTCATCGATGAGCGATTTAACCGGTGCAGTGCTCATGCAACCTCCTTGCGCCGCTCGGCAACCCGGCGAACGCGCTCGCAGTAGTGTTTGAACTCGTCGGCGTTGATGCCGCCAGCAGTGAAGTGGCGGACGATCAGGGCTTCGGTTAGGGTTTCCTGCAGCCTCGACCCTGATTGCTCAAGGTCGTCCAGGGCGCGGTCTATGGCGATGTGTGGGCTCATAACTCAGCGTCCTCGGCCTGGGCGATCAGCGCGTCATCAGCCAGCGGCTCAAGGAACTCTGCGGCCAGGTCAATCAGGTGCTGATCCGGCTTGTCGTCGCCCAGCAGGCTCGCTGCCGTGGTCCTGCAAGGCTCGCCAAAGGCCGCCTGAATGACGATCTCTGCCAGCCAGTCGCCTTTGTCCTCGCCATTCTCCCAGCGCTTCAACAAGAGCAGCTGAATGTGGGTCTTGAACTCGGCGAAGGTGACGATGCGCGATGCACGCAGGCGGCGCTGCACCTTGATGTCGCTGCCCCGGGCCAGTTGCTCGCCGGCTTCTTCAAGCCATGCTTGGCGGGCAGAGTCGCGGGCATCAACCACTGGAGGCGCCTGCCGGTTGTCGTACTCAAACTGAGCTTTTCGAAGTGCGCCCATGGTCGTCTCCAGTTGGATTGTGCGGCCGCATTGGCCAGATGCCAGGCGCGGGTGACCAAACCCAGCCGTGAGACTGGCCTGGCACCTGCCGATGCGGTCGATTTGAAGGGAAGGGGGGCAGGCGCCCGGCGCTGCCCGGGAAGCATCTGGTCTGGCCGGGAAGGCCCCGGATTCGCCTGCGGTGATGCGATCTGCATCGGGGTGTGATCTGCGCTTGTCATCGCAAGGACGCCCATTCAGTACCGCCTCAAGGGCTCAGCGCGTTGACGTCGCGCCCGGTATGGAGTCGCCTTTCCAGATCACACTCCGATGCAGCCTGGTGATGGGGAACCAGGTGATCGGGCAGTTAACGTCAGGCTGACGTGGCGCTGGTTGTTCAGTCGTTGACGCCTTCGACATCAACCCACTGGCCGCCGACGTAGCGGGTTGGCGTGAATGGCTCGCTGATATCGACAATGTCGAGCAGGCCGTCATCCGCACCGCGCAGCTCGTCGTCGGTGACGTCTTCGGCGCTCTTCATCTCGCCGTCTTCGAAAATGAGCAGGTACATCGTTTTGCCCTCCAGGGCGGTTGATTTCCCGTCAGCCCCTCGTGAGAAGGGCTGCCAGTGAAATCGTCATGCTGCGAACAACTCTTGCTGCTCCGGCGCCGGCATCAAGAAAGCCACCAGCTCCTCGCTTGGCCATTCCGTGACGTCCGTCCAGTCGGGGTGGAGCACCTTGAGCTCAGCCGGGTGCAGCCACCGTCCTTGCTGCTTGTCTGGGCTGATGCAGAACTTGAAGCCTTGGTCTTTCAGATGCATCGCGTTGTCCTCCAGTTGATTCCCAATGCCGCCTCATAGAAGCGGCATCAGTGAATCGTCGGTTACGCAGCGCGAGCCAGTTCCTGTTGAGCCAGCAGCTCAGTAACAGCCTCGGCCGGCGTACAGTCGTCGGCGTAGAAGTCGTGCAGGTCGCTTTCCTCCTGCGAGCCCAGGGCGACCTGGTGGCCGAGCAACTGGGATGCCTTGTCGAGCCAGCGGTAGTAGGTGCGTTCTTCTGCGTCTGCGCGGCATTCGTCAGCCGCCATGGTTGCCATGTTGAACATCGTGAATCCCTCCGGTTGATTTTCCGGATGCCCCTCGCAAGAAGGGCACCGAGAAAATCTCGTGCTGCGGTCACTCCAAGCGCCTATAGATGCCCTTTTAGCTGGACCTTTCAGGGAGACGGTTTGAAGCGCAACCCTCGGTCCGTCTTGCGCGGCCAACCCTGTGTTCCTGGCTGACTGGCGTTCGTCGTGACGTTGAGCAGGCGAAGGTTCACTTCGCAGTAGCCAGTTCCAGAGCTGGCATGGGGATCGAATTTATTGCTCGCGCTGTGCCGTTGCCGGGATCGATCCGCGAGGTTCCCATCAATGTGTAAAGAGCGGTGAGGCTTGAGGGCCTCCCGAGGGGCTGTGTGGCGCCTCGATGGATGCAAATTAGCAATCGCTAAACTTATCGTCAATAGCAAATGCTAAATTATTTTTCAGAACTCCTCCCACCCTTCATGAATAACCAGGGTAAAGGTCGGCGAGCTGGGGTTTTACAATCTGCTAAATCTGGGTATGCTTCCGCCAAGAACTGTACATCCATACAGCTATAAAGGAGCGAGCAATGTCACGCCCGCAAAAGCAGAAGCAACAAGAACGCACCTCGATGAGCGGGATAGAGCGGCTGACGCTCAGGGTTTCAAACATGATTAATCACCCAATCGCACAGGATCAGCGCTGGGTAACAATCCATCGCCTGGACACAGATGGCGACCGGGAGTGGGATGACGTGATGGGGTCGATCGCCGAGGTGGACGGAATTGAAATGACGTTCAACGACGACGAATCATTAACCCTGCGCTGGGAGGCGTCTTCCGAAGAAGACCCTCAGGCAGAAACTCATGATGAATTTGTGGCGATTGAGGAAGAGGCGCCTTTCTGACGACCACAAAAAAGCCCGCGCTGACCGGGCTTCATCGAAAAGCTCGTTCAGTCGGGCAGGGGAGGGAACTTGCCGCTCACGGTGTCGCGATAGTCAACGGTCGCAAAAACGCTTTGCTCGCCTGACAGGCGCTTTGCCGCAACTTTGGCCTCATCCTTCGTCGCAAAAGGCCCTGCACCTATATTGGCTCCATCCATTGGGACAGCAGGGAGTCCTAGAGCCTCAATAGCCGCCCGCGCCCTTTCTTGGTCCTCACCAGGCCGGCAAGGCACAGAGGCAACCCATCCATGCTTTAATTTGGGAGGTGCGACTGCTTCAGCCTCAGCGCCGCAAAACCGGCATTTAACGGCTGCTAACTTGATCTGCTCAGCGCATTGCGGGCAGGCTCTGGTGTCGCTGTAGCTCGCCGCGATCTTGTCGCTGCTCCCGCGACCGCCACGCATGTTCATCAGAATGCCAGCTATCAGCAGGATGCCCCCAATGATCGTGTAGTTCTGCCGCTCAGCCATGAGCCCAAGGTTATTCACTCGGCCTAGGCCTGCTGGTACAGACACATCCATTACCATGGCGCCACCCAACAGTAGTACGCCCACCACAATCACCAGAATTCCGAATCCCCGCACAGGTATCCCTCCCAAGACAAAACTGCCATCCTACCACCCTGGCCCAGCGCCATCATCCAGACAAAGAAAAGCCCGCCTGGGGGAGGGCGGGCTAAGGGTTTCACGGATGAGAATTCACCATGCCTGCGGTGAGGTGAAAATTCTGTGAAGGATAGGCGTGCAGTCGGTTATGGCTTCGTAGCGTCAAGCTACAGCAGTTGCCTTCGGAATCTCAGCATCTGGAATCTTTAGGCCATTCTTGAAAAACATTACCTCGTCGCCGACATATCTGGCCTGGGCAGTGTAGTGAAGACCATATTTCAGGGCTTCGGTCTCGTTGTACATTTCGCAAATTTGGGGGGCATTGTCGTAGGACACAACCCATTGCCTATTGAATTCCGGCGACTGGAGCAATTGGGCAATTTGGAGATGGTCGTCGTGTTTGTAGAAGTTTCGATACAGGTCTCGGCCCTTCACATAGTAGGGAGGATCCAGGTAGATCAACGAGCGGCTTGGGAGCAGTTCCGACACCCTGCTCAGAAGGCTATACGCATCCTCTTGGTGGACCGTGATGCTGTTTGCATGCCGGCCAATTCGCTCAAGCCTCGCTGCGATCATTTCTTTGTTAAATCGAGCATCAAGTCTGTACGTACCAGTTTGCGCTTTACCCCCGATGACACCCCCTTTGAGAATTCCGGAGCGATTGGTCCGATTGACAAACAGGGTGGCGAAGCCTTTTTCAGTAATGGACAGGTCTGGGTCTTGGGCAAGCATCACTTGGCGCAGGCGATACCATTCATCCATTGTGATGGGGGTATCGTGCAGGATCTTTAACAGCCCCTCAGGATCAGACGTCGCAGCAAACCAGAAAGCATGAACTGCAGGGTCGAGGTCGTTGATGTGGATGTGGCTCGCATGGCCATCGAACAGAAGCTCCAGCGCTACACCTGCACCGCCAGCAAACGGCTCTAGGTAATGACCGCCATCCAAGCCGTTGGCACGCATGACCTCTGCGATGAATGGCGCAAAACGCGCCTTGCCGCCAGGGTAGCGTAGCGGGCTATACAGCTTGTTGGAGTACATGTGATCTCATCCTTCGAGGCTCTCAAGCCTCAGTTTACCGCCGCGCAGTATACTTGGCCAGCCTTCAAAATGTGAGCTTTGCAGTATGAGTGGCAGCGGCAACGAGCTCAGTTTCGAACTTTTCCACTAGTGTTTGATGCTCTGAAAGCCACAGCTCGACCAGCCGCCACTCTTGGATAATTTCGAGCCTTTCGTTCCACCACCGCTTTGCCGGCTCACGCTTGGTAATGTCGGTGTTACCTCGCAGGAGATGCTCCTTTAGCTGGTCGCTAGTCACCCCGCAGGCTCCAAGCTTTGATCTTGTCTCTGGGTAGGATGCGTTATTGCCAGATAGCGTTTTGGCAAACTCGTAAATGGTTCGCTCTGGAGAAAAGCTTGAGCCGTTCGGTTCGCCTCCCCCAGGAAGCTTTACCACATTTTTAAGGGTGCCCTTCCCGTTTTTCACTGAAGCATCGGCATCTACAACAATCAAAACTTTTTTGAAGTGCGAATCAAAGGCTTGTAAGCCTTGCAGGTTGTTACATCCAACACTAATTGGAATAGATTTTAGGCTGGCCCCGCAAGCGTTTTTTACTTTCTTCTTAAGCTGCGGCGTTAGAAGTGTGCGGAGGAAAAAATCAGCTTCTGCGTCTTCTAAGTAAATTTTCAGATATTTAGGTTGTGCTTTTGTTTTTTTGGGTGCTTTTGGTGGAATTAACAGCATATCGTTTCGGATTGATTGGATCGATGGGTCGACCAATACGCGAGGCTGAACTGTATCCGTAAGGTAGACAATGGAGTCCATAGACATCCCACTGCCTCCGATTGGATTGTTCTCAGGATGTGCCGCTTCGAGTAAACATAGTGAGTGAGTGGTAGCAACAACCTGTATGCGAAATTTCTTCGCATAGGTTCCAATGGTCTCTATCAGCCTCTGTTGCGCATGAGGATGGAATCCAGCGTCAAGCTCATCGATAACTAAGAGCCCCCCTGGATACTCTTGCCACTCCCTCTCTAGCTTTCTAAAGGATGCAAAAGCTGTAGCGATTGCGCTTAGGCTGTCCTGTCCGAGTGAAACACTTTTGGGGCTATGGCCATACTCAGGATGTTTCGCAATCTTATTTGTACCCTGGATTGATTGTGTGGTTATAACCTTTCCGGCTTGCTCCGCGTCCGCTAGATTTATTACGCTGGAGATGAAATTTGCGATAAACGTCGCATCCGTTGAGTCTATGATGGTATCAACAAGGTTGACTATTTTTTCAGGATCACTTTCACCAATAGGGATCATCCGGGTCATCCCTAAATATATTGTCGGCAATGGAACCTTGGCCGCCACGCCCACTGTGATTCCGTGTTCGTCCTGAACGAAGCTACTGTCAGGTTTATTCCTAGGCACAACCCTAGCTTCTAGTCGGGTTGTCTCCCCATCACTATTAATGACAGTCCTTTTTGAAAGGGCGCATCTTTTTTGGAATGGTGTGGAGTTTATTTCATATTCAAGCACTGGGCTTGGAAGAGTGTTCGCTTCCTGGTGAGACAGAAACTCGCTCTCGTAATCTATGTGAATGATCTCGTTAAGTAAGCCTCTAAAAAGTTTTCCGGTATAGCTGCTATGTTTTTTGGTTGTAAGTCCAGAGCCATTCGCGACAAGCGCCAAAATAGTTGATTTGCCAATACCGTTGTGACCGGCAATGAGTGTCAATCTTGGGGCGAACTCAATTGTTAGATTTTTCAGCTTTCTGAATGCAGGCTGCTCGATAATAAGCTTTTTTACACTAATCTGCTGAAAATTTAGGCTCGTTTGATTGGCAAGTTTTTTCTTGCTCGTATGACGTGGTGCCATGATTGTCCTTGTCATTATCGACTTATGTTTCTAACTGATTCTGTAATTACAAAAATTACGTCATGCCCACAAACGCTCTCTAACTTCCCGCAGACTTTGTAATTCTCCCACTCTTCACCTCGTCCCCATACCCAACCAACCGATCCTCCCCAGCCTGCATCACCTGGCAGATCCTGATCACTGCCTGGGCGTCGGCCTCATTCCCGGCTTCACTCAGGCGAACAGCAATTCTCATCAGCTCGACCGCTGACCACTTCAGGTCAGAGGCCAGGCCCTGGAGGTCTCGGCGCAGGTCTTGGTTGGGCTTGGTTAGGGGCATGGCTAGGCTTTCCTGGCGTTCCAGATAAGGAGGACCTTGGCGTGGATCGTCACGTCGTCGATGCGCGCCGTCTGATTCTCGTAATGCTGGTTATCTGAGATCAGGCGATAGTGCTCTTCGTCTAAGCGCATCACACGCTTGATGTACAAATCTTGGTGCCAGGTTAAAACGTAGATCCCTTCGCCGATGAAGTCCCTTACGCCCTTATCGACAATGACTAGGTCCTTATCGTTAATGGTGCCTTCCATGCTTTGCCCCCAGCCATTGATCATCGCCAAGGCAGTCGCAGAGGTATAGGTAACGCCCTTTTCCCGGAGGATCTCCTCACGTACGACTAGATTCCGGACCACTTCTGTGTACTCGGGAGGGAGCTGGCCGTCGCCCATGGCGGCGCGAATGTCATAGTGGGGAATTAGGATCTCTTCGTTCGTTGGGCGCAGGCTTGAAATATTTGCAGGAAGAAAAGTTGACGACCCGTCATCTGGCTCTTCCGCAGCTGCAACTATTCGATCCCGCGCCTCGCTGGAAAACCCTTTCACCTTGGCGAGTGACAGCTTCAGCTGATCAATGGCTGATAGCCCGGCTTTCGGTGGGGCATTTTTTTCAGGTGCGACAGGATTGACCAGGGTACCGGAAGGTAGGCCAATCTTCTCCTCGAGGTTCGCCGCGGCTTTCTCTCCGAGGTTTCTGTGCCCGTTGAGGATCTGGGACAGATACGAAGCATCCAGCCCATGCTGATTAGCGAAATCTTTCTGGGATGCCCCGGCCATTAAGGTCTTGAGGGCATCCACTCTCTGCTTGTTGATATCCATTCCCCCATCATCGCCATCTGTTAGCAATCAGTAAATTACGATCTGCTATTGCCTGGCCTATTAGCAGTTGCTAATCTGTGGGCTATACGGAGGTGCACCTATGAATCTGCACGACTACATCAAGCCTTTCGATAAACAAACGCTGGACAGCTTTGCAGCCAGTTGCGGCACCACTGCGGGTCAGTTGAAGCAGGTTGCATATGGCTATCGTCGACCTGGCGCAGCTTTGGCTATCAGCATCGAGCGTGAGTCCTCGCGCGCAGTTACCTGCGAAGAAATGCGCCCAGATATCGACTGGGCGTACCTGCGCAGCACCGACCCAAGTAAAGCAGCCGCTTAACCCATTCCAACCGCAAGGAGCAGTAACTCATGGGCTTCAAAGACCCAATGACCCAGCGCCGTGACTTGGCCAGAAAGGTTCGCCTTTATCCATTGCTCGATCGGCAGCTTCAGCGCGCAGCTCACAAAAGCCGCCGCGAGTACGCGACATACCTTTTTGAAATGCTCGAGTGGGCCGCCGTGAATGGTGGCATCGAAGCCCTCATGCCCGACGACCTGAAGGATATCGCGGGCTAGAGGCCCTCAGGAGGGCACGATGGAATTTACAGAAGAAAACGTGCCGCCCGAGACCAGAGCCAAGATCCACAGCCTCATGAAGGCTAGAGGGTGGACGTTCGAGGAGGCGGTAAACGAGATCCTTCTCGAAGCGATCACCTCGGGGGCGACGGTCTTCGTTGGTAGGCGCAAGGCACCAGTTTTGACGCTGGTGGGACTGAAGAGACCCTCTACCGGATAAGTGAGGGTCTCAAGGCGGGCCTCAAGAGGGCCTCAAATTTCAGACACAAAAAAGCCGGGATTCCGCCCCGGCTCTCTGCAACACAAAACTCTGAAGGGAATTATGCATATGCAGACCCAAAGTGTACAGGCCCTCAAGCGGGCCGCGCCACAAAATGCGAACGACGAAAACGTGGCGCGCACGATGAGCAGCATCGAACTGCGAGACCTCATCAACGATGCACGCTTTACCGCTGGCGAGCCAAAAGTCAGGAATGACCAGTTCCTTTCACGGGTCGAGGACGAGCTGGGCGATGAGCTTGAGGGGGTGCAAAAATATTACACCCCTGTTTACGGCAACCAAGTCGCCACCTACAGCCTGACGCTGGATCAATGCATGCTGGTTGGCATGCGTGAGTCGAAGGCTGTCCGTCGAAGTGTCCTGGCCAAGCTCAAGTCCCTCGAAGCGCCACGCGTCATTGCAACACTGCCGGACTTCTCCAGCCCGGCAGCCGCCCGCGCGTGGGCTGAGCAGTACGAGCTGCAGCAGGCCGCCAACCAGGCCCTGGCCGTTGCCGCGCCAAAGGTTGAGTTCGTCGACCGCTATGTCGAAGCCACAGGCCTGAAGGGCTTCCGCCAGACCGCCAAGCTCCTACGGGCTAATGAGGCCCGCTTCCGCGAGTTCCTGCTCGACAAGAAGATCATGTACCGCATGGGCGGGGAATGGCAGGCGTACCAGCAACACATTGACGCCGGCCGGTTCGATATCAAGACCGGCACCACTGAAGGCGGTCATGCGTTCAACCAGACCAAATTTACCCCGAAGGGCGTCACCTGGGTGGCCGGCCTGTGGGCTCAGTACAACCTGGAGGCCCAATGATGGCCCGCATTCGCACTGTCAAACCCGAGTTCTGGTCGAGCGAGCAGGTCATGTCCTGCAGCCCGCTGGCTCGCCTGTTGTTCATCGGCCTCTGGAACTTCTGCGACGACGGCGGCAATCACCCGCTGGCGCCCCGGACCATTAAGGCCTTGGTGTTCCCCGGCGATGACATTACCACCGGCCAGGTGAGCAACCTGCTTGGCGAGCTTGAAGGCGCGGAGCTGACCCTGAGCTACTGGGTAGCCGGGAAAAACTACCTTCATGTCCGCGGCTGGAAACACCAGAAGATCGAAAAAAAGAACTACAAATACCCTGCGCCACCGGCTGAATCTGATGACGATTCGGAGAGTGGTCGTCGACAATTCGCCGAGGAGTCGTCGACTGGTCGTCGAGCGGTTGACCCCGGAAGGGAAGGGAAGGGAATAGGAGAAGATCAACACAACACTCAACGCGCGGAGCAGGAAAATTCCGCCGACCCAAAGGCGCCCTGCGAAATGACCCTTGAGTGGGTGCCGGACCAGAAGCTCCTGAAGGCCTATGCGCACCGTATGGGTATCCCTGTTGACCACTTCACCGCCGAAGCCACAGCCGCGTTTGTCTGTCACTACTCGGCGTCTGGCCGCATGGAGACTCAAGCGTCCTGGGTGAGCCTGTTGGTGAAGTGGGTGAAGCGCGACGCAGCTGCCGGTAGCAATGTTCGCCAGTTCCCGCTGAAGCGCCAGGCGAATGGTCCTGATTTCAACAGCACCAGCTGGGCTGACGACCTGGGGGCGCTATGAGCAAGCCAAAGCCGCCGCAAAGCGCAACCCAGCTCATGGCCAAGGCCACCAACCTGCCGCCAGTCATTCCGGTCACCGCGAGGCAACTGCCGCCCGGCACAACCGAAGTGGTCAACGCCCTGTTCAAGGAGCTGCAGGCGATCTTCCCGGCGTGGAAGCAAGCCTGGCCAGACAACGAGGCGTTGAACGCAGCAAAGCGCAGCTGGGTTAAGGCGTTCATCGCCGCTGAGATCAACACCCTGGAGCAGATCCGCTATGGCCTGCTGAACTGCCGCCAGTTCGGCGGCGACTTTGCCCCGAGCGTTGGCAAGTTCATCAAGTGGTGCCAGCCGACGCCGGAGATGCTGGGCATTCCGTCGCACGACAAGGCATTCCGCGAAGCGCTGGAGAACTCGCACCCGAGCCGGGCTGACAATCGCGCCTGGTCACACCCGGCGGTGCGCCACGCCGCGCTGCAGTGCGAGCTGCACAACCTGGCTGACCAGATCTCGGAAAAGGCCAGCAAGATCTTTGACCGGGCCTACGACATCACCATTCGCCTGCTGGTGCAGGGCAAGCCGTTGGAAGACATCGCGATCGGCATCGGCCACGACAGCCAGAAGAGCGCTGCCGAGCTTGCCGAAGAGCATGCAAGGCAGAAGCAAGCCCGCCTGCTGGCGGTACAGCAGATCCCGTCCGGCGCCGCCGCGTGCCGTGCACACCTGCTGGCCAAGTTGAACATCAAGCGCGCCGGGCAGCTGGCCGGGGAGGGGGTGTGATGCCTTTGACGACTCGACAAGTAATCGCGATGCGCAACATCGCCCACTCCCTCAAGGAGTTCTACAGCGACTGCGACGCGGCGGTAACTGACTTCATCTCCCCTGGATGGATCGCTGTGATCGACGACCGCACGGCCCTGATCTGCGAGCAGTGCCATGGCGAGGGCCAAGTAGGAGGCCTGACCCCAGACGGCTACGACAGTGAGAAATGCGACGCCTGCGACGGCACCGGCCTGAATCTGGAGAAGCACTGATGGACACCACCAAGTCTGCGGCTGATTGGGCTGATGCCCACTGGTCTCCGCTCACGGGCGAGGGCACAGAGTTAACCAGCTTCAACACCTGGCATCACCGGCGGTTTGGCTTTGTCGATCATCGCAATGTCACCTGTGCAAGTCGCTGGGCAATTTGGCAGGCCTCCCGCGAGGCTGTGGTGGTTGAACTGCCACCGGCGCCGGCCAGGCCGGAGGAGCCAGAGTTTGCCCTCGATGACAGTCACATGGATGCCTATAACGCGGCAGTCCGCATGCGTGATGCCTGCGCGAAGGCCATCGAGGCCCAAGGCCTGAAGGTGAAGCCATGACAGCTGCTTACTTTCTGATTGTGCTCTACACGGGCTCCAACGGTTACGCCCTGACTTCTGTCCCGATGGAGTCTGCCGAGGAGTGCAAACAGGCGGCAGCTCAGGCGAAGGCCGACCTTGAGCGCGCCTTAACCACTGTTCGTACCTCCTGCGTGAGGGCCAAACCATGAACATCGACAAAGCAAAGCTGATGGCCTTGGCCGAGGCAGGTGCTGCTAGCGGCAACTGGCTGGAGTGTCCGGCAACTGACGTCCTGGCCCTGCTCGCGGAGATCGAGATGCTGAGTGCTCAGCGATTGATGCATCTCCGGCTCAACGTGAGTCTCCGGGCACGCCGGAAGGCATGGGTCTCGCACTGTGAAAAGGCCGAGGACCAGCTTCTGGATGTCCAGGGCGAGCGCGACCAGCTCAAGGCCGAGAACGATGCGCTGCGCAAGGCTCTCGGTGACCTTCTTGCGTTGTACGAGGACGACGAAGGTTGCCGTGATCTGCCTGAGTACATAGCCGGGCGAGCGGCCATGGCCACGGAGGCGAGCCATGGATAAGTTCGGCCTGCTTTTCGCGCTGATCGTAGGCGTCTCTATCGGCTGGGCCTGGGCTCATCACACTGTAGCCACTGAGTGCGAGCGCCTGGGTAGGTTCTACGTCGGTAAGCGCACCTTCGAGTGCAACAAGATTGAGGAGCGAAACCATGGCTGAGCTCGCCCTTATCCGCACCGCCCAGGGCCTGGTGCCGGCCACCGAAGCTGACCGCGAAACCATCCAGTGCTGGAAGGCTGGTCAGGTCATCCACGGCAAGTTCACCAAGATGCGCAACGCCAAGTTCCACGGCAAGTTCTTCGCCATGCTGGATCTTGCGTGGGATTACTGGGAGCCGGTCGGCGGCCTGGTGCCTCGCCAGGAGCTGCGCGGCATCCGTGGGCTGGCCAAGTTCTTTGAGGAGGCCAGCGGCAAGCCAGGCCAGCTTTCCGATGCAGTGTCGGCCTATATCGCCAAGATCGAAGCCGACCGCGCCGAGCGCTTCCCGTCCGTAGACAAGAGCCGCGAAGCCTTCCGCGAGTGGGTGACCATCGAGGCCGGACACTTTCACCTGGTACGCACGCCTGAGGGCGTCCGCAAGGAAGCCAAGTCGATCAGCTGGGCGAACATGGACGACACCGCATTTGAGCCCCTGTATCGCGACGTCTTCAACGCCTGCTGGCGCCTGGTGCTGTCCGCTCATTTCGAAACCGAGCAGGCCGCCCTGGCTGCTGCTGACCAGATTGGGAGCTTTGCATGATCTGGATTATTGCCCTGATCCTGGCGCTCACCGGTGAGCCCTTCGCCTCAGTTATCGCCTGCATGATCGGCCTGCTTATGGGGAGCAAGTGATGCGCGTAGCCCTCAAGGAAGTGAAGCAGAAGACCTGCAAGGGTTGCGGCGGCAAGTTCCGGCCATCGCTTTCGACGCAGAAGGCCTGCAGCGTGAAGTGCGCCATGGTCCTGGCAAAGCAACCGGCGAACCTGAAGGTAGCCCGGAAAGCGATCGACCAGCGCGAGCGCAGCGAGATCAAGGTACGCAAGGAGAAGCTCAAGACCCGGACAGACCATGTGCGTGAAGCCCAGGCCCTGTTCAACGAGTTCATCCGCCTGCGCGATGCCGGCCAGCCGTGCATCAGCTGCGACTCACTGCCCAGTGATCACGACCTGATCACCGGGAGCCGCTGGGACGCCGGCCACTACCGCTCTGTTGGCGCTTGCCCTGAGCTGCGCTTCGAGCCGCTCAACGTGCACCGACAGTGCGTGAAGTGCAATCGCAACCTGTCCGGCAACGCGGTCGAGTACCGCATCCGGCTGGTACAGCGAATTGGTGCTGACCGGGTGGCCTGGCTGGAAGGGCCTCATCAGGCCTGCAAGCACACCATCGACGACCTGAAGGCCATCAAGGCCGAGTACCGGGCAAAGATCAAACAGCTGAAGGAGGCTGCAGCATGACCACACCATGGGCGTTTTTCATTCTGGCTGTGATGCTCGTGGCATCCGGCGCCGTGCTTGCCTGGGGCGCTGCAGTCGCCCGCAAGCGTAGTAGCGAAGAATTCATCTTGAGGAAATCCAAGCGGGCAGGGGGTAAGCCATGAAGTACCAGAGCGTTTTGGCAGCAGTAGTGCGTGCGCTGGCGGCAGAGACCATGAGCGGCGTGGGTGGTGGCGACTTCGAGCCGAAGGTGCAGGCTTCGAAGCTGAAGGGGGAGATCACCGGCAAGGACGCGGCGATGCTCGTGGACTGCTGGGTGCATGCCCGCCTGCACAGCAAGTTGATCCCGAGACACTGGAATGCGCTGACAGCCAGGTTCTCCACCCACAAGGCTAAGAAGGTCGACGCGATTGGCAAGCTGGTTCCGCTGATCGCCACCCAGGCGCCGGACTTGTTCCGTTACAAGGCGGTCACCGCCTGGGCTATCCCGCCGGTGAAGGGAGTGCAGCCGCAAATCGGGCATGAGGTGGCCAGCCGGGCGGCTCGTGATCGTGCTGAGTTCGATTCGCTGCATGCTGGCGTGGTCAAGCACCTGGCGGGCGGCGAGATGCCAGAGGATGCAGGACAGGCGCGCCGCGACCAGTACGTGAAGCGCTCCACCGACATGATCGTGCTGCCGGCAGAGTTCTACGACATAAACACCTGGGACGGCCAAGGCCTGAATCGGACCACCTACTGGCGCTGGAAGAAGGCCATCGAGAAGGTGCTCGAAGAGATGGTCACCGAGGCCCTGGCAGCCTCCGGCAAGATTTTGGAGGAAGAAGGCGTTTTGATGTCAGATGCCGCTTGACACCTGTGCAACAATGCAACATTATTTGTTCATCCTGTCATTCCTGCGTGTGTTGAGGATTGGCGAAAAGAACCCGGCCAAGTGCCGGGTTTTTTATTGCCCCCAAGAGGGCCTCAATAGCCCCTCTAGCGAGGGAACAACTGGAGCAGATCGATGAGCGAATCCACTCAAGCGCAGATGGATGCGCTCAGCCTCACTGTTTGCCGCCTGCAAGCCGAGCTTTCGCAGCTGAAGGCGGATCGAGATGCTTGTGATGCGGCTGTTGCCGAAGCTGCAGCTGCAAACCGTGCGGCCATCGAGTCGGCCTGCGGCAGCGTGATCAGTAGCTTCAATGGCGCGGTGCAGATGAATGTCGGTACCGGCGAGCTCAAGTTTCGGGATCCTGAAGAGGCATCGAAACCGACTGGCGAGCCTCGCTTCATTACCGCCGGCAAGCTATCTGATGTTTGCGGTCAGCTGGATTGCGACCTCAAGACCGGAGTCTTCACTGTTCGCAGTCCATCGGGCGCTGTGTCGTGGGGTGATCTTGAAAAGGGTGAGGTCACTGGTCGTATCGATCCAGGCTCTGATGTTGAGTCGCTCGACCTGGGCGGCGTCACTCTCTACGGCGATCTGGCCGTCAAGGTGCGTGAGGTTCAGGGCATCCTGGCAGCCCACGGCGCTGGTGAGTTGAAGGTGGTCAAGCCCAAGGTCGAAGAGGGTAAAGACTTCCTCGTTGTCGATGGCCAGATGTTCATCAGCCAGGCCTGTGTTGACGCTAGCAAGCTCGCAGCTGGATACGCCATCAAGACTGAAACCCTTGGCAACGGCCTTGAGGTTATGGCCGGCCTGATCAGTGAGTCCCAGCTGGGTGAAGAGCTGCGCAAGAGAACCGAGTGCATCAGCGCGGATGACGGCCTGGCCTGCGCCGTCCGGCAAGTCATCCGCGAAGAGCTGCGACCAGGCGGCATGCTGAACTCCCGCTAATCCTGCTGCACCTTACCCGCCTTGAGCGGGCTTCTTTTTTTCATGGAGCACCACCTATGGCCGAGCCAACAAGCGCCGCCGCGAGCGTAGTGCTGGGCAAGTACGGGGTGGTGATGGCTGCATTCATCGGCTCGATTCTCTCGCTTGGCTTCCTGAAGGACCTGACCCGCTTCCAGGCTGCGACTGCTGTTGCAACTGGCTTCGGCTTCTCGGTTTACCTGACCCAGCCTGTCACTGCCTGGCTTGCCCCCAAGCTTGAACTTGCGGTGACCGATGACCTGCTGTGCGGCGTGGCCTTCGTGCTGGGCCTTACAGCCATGAACATCATCCCGGCAATCAAGGCTGCCATGGGGTCGTTCGTCGCGGCGCGAGGTGCCTGACATGAACAGCATCCTGGTTTCAGCGCTGACCGCCCTGGACGTGTTTCTGTGCGTTCTGGTTGTGGTTGCCGCCTGTGACTACCTGCGCAAGGTTCGCCCGGCTGACCAGCCGCTACTGAGCATCGCTTTGTACCTGGTGGCCATCGGTGGGTTCGGTGCATTCGTCACCGCCCTACAGGGTCACTGGGTAAACCCATTTGGCGCGATGCTCCACGCTGGGGTGGTCGCCTATGCCTGGGCCCGGCGCCGCCATGTTTTCGGCTGACCCGCGCCACAAATTCAAGGTGCGTCATTTCGTGGCGCGACCACCACTCAGCCTGTGCGCAGGCCGGAGATATCCCATGAAGACCGAATACCAGGTCCGCCCTGTTACCCGTTACATCGTTACCCGCTACACCCTTGATGGCGCAAGTGAGGGTGGCGCCCAAGGCGCATCATCCGTGACGGTAGGGGAGTTCGCCAGCGGCCGGCAAGCCGATCTGGTTGCTGATGCACTGGTGGCAAAGGATAAGGCTGATGGGATCGAGTCCAGTCGTTCACGCCACGGCCTGAGCCTGGGTGAAGTTATCTCTGGTCAGCGGGTGGAGTAGTCCGAATGGCTACAGTGTCTGCGAGAGTCGTCGCCCGCCATCGCTGGTGGCTCAAGTGCTACCTGGCCGGCGTGTTCGCCATGGCGCAGTTGACCGGTCGAGACCCATGCCCGGAGCGCTTCAGCTACTGGATCAAGCGAGGCATCAAGATCGAGGTGCGGCTGCATGGCAAGACCAATACCGCCGGCTGACCTGCTCGAGTCGCCCTGGTTGATTCTTCGTCCCGCTCCGGATGTATGGGAGTGGATACAGCAAGAGATCCTCGCCACCACTGGCAGCATCCACAACGAAGATCACGCTCACCTGCTCGACGCCAACATCGGCGTGCTCTGGGCATCCTCTGGATTCGCCAAGCAGGGCCGGGTGGTGCTGGGTCAGGCCGAGCAGGTCATGTTCCGTGCCGGTGGCTGGCAGAAGGCTCGCCAAGAGCAGCAGATGCGGGACTGGTTTGGCGAGGAGCCGGATTACCTGATCACTCTGGCCGCTGACTACTGCGCCCAATGCACCGATGCTGAGTTCTGCGCCCTGGTCGAGCACGAGCTTTACCACATTGCTCAGGCGACCGATCAGTACGGCGCGCCCAAGTTCACCCAAGAAGGTCTCCCCAAGCTACAGATGCGCGGACACGACGTTGAAGAGTTCGTCGGTGTAGTTCGTCGCTATGGGGCAGGGGAAGACGTTCAGCAGCTGATTGACGCTGCAAGCCGGCCGCCTGAGGTGGCCAAGATCAACATTTCGAGGGCCTGTGGGACCTGCCTGCTCAAGTCTGCCTGATCCTTGACAGGACCTTGACGGAATAGACCCATATGGCAGCCCTGAAAGATGAGGTGAAGCGCTTCATTGTGCAGGCGCTTGCCTGCTTCGATACGCCCACTCAAGTAGTCCAGGCCGTCAAGGAAACTTACGGCCTTGAAATCTCCCGTCAGCAATGTGAGCAGTACGATCCGACTAAATACGCTGGCCGTGACCTTGGTGTGAAGTGGAAGGCGGTTTTCGAAGACACCCGCAAGCGTTTTCGCGAGGAGACGGCCGAGATCCCGATTGCGAACCGCGCCTACAGGCTTCGTGCCCTGGGCCGGATAGCAGAGCGCGCCGAGACCATGAAGAACCTGCCGCTTGCCATCCAGGTGCTGGAGCAGGCGGCCAAGGAGGTTGGCGACATCTACGTCAACCGGTCCGCCAAGGTCGACGACTCATTGAATTCAGTACCACCAACCTCCGTACGTGTTGAGGTGGTCGACGCGAGGAAGCGGGATGCCGACGCTTAATGTGCCCCAGGCGCGGTTCCTCGCCATGCCTCACAAGTTCCGCGGCTTCGTTGCCGGGTTCGGCTCAGGGAAGACCTGGGTAGGTTGCTCCGGGCTCTGCCAGCACGTTTGGGAGTGGCCGCGAATCAACGCTGGCTACTTCGCCCCGACGTACCCGCAGATCCGGGACATTTTCTTCCCAACGATCGAAGAGGTGGCCTTCGACTGGGGGCTGCGCATCAAGATCAAGGAGTCGGACAAAGAGGTCGACTTCTACAGCGGCGGTCAATACCGCAGCACCGTGATCTGCCGGTCGATGGAGAAGCCCGCGACCATCGTCGGCTTCAAGATCGGCCACGCCCTGGTCGACGAGCTGGATGTTATGGCCAAGCTCAAGGCTGAGCAGGCCTGGCGGAAGATCATCGCGCGGATGCGCTACAAGGTTCACGGGCTCAAGAACGGTGTGGATGTTGCCACGACGCCTGAAGGGTTCAAGTTCACCTACCAGCAGTTCGTGAAGCAGATCAGCGAAAGGCCAGAACTGAAGACGCTGTACGGCTTGGTCCAGGCCAGCACCTATGACAATGAGGCGAACCTGCCGGACGACTACATCTCGTCCCTGGAGGACTCTTATCCGCCGCAGTTGATCAGGGCTTACCTACGTGGCCAGTTCGTCAACCTTACCTCCGGCGCCGTGTATCCCGACTTCGACCGTAGGCTGAATCACAGCAACGAGGTTGAGCGGGAGCGGGAGCCGCTGTTGATCGGTATGGACTTCAACCGGCTGAAAATGAGCGCCGTGGTGTACGTGCTACGGGGCGGCTGGCCGATTGCTGTGGCCGAAGTCACTGATGGGCGTGATACGCCGTACATGGCCGACCTGCTTAAGCGCCAATATGCGAGCAAGGGCCACCCGATCCAGATATTCCCGGATGCCTCGGGCGCCAACTCCAGCAGCAAGAACGCCAGTGAGTCGGACTTGAGCATCCTGCGGCAGGCGGGCTTCTCCATTCGCGTGAACAGCACGAACCCTGCCATCGCTGACCGAGTGAACGCCGTAAATGCCCTGATCCTCAATGGCCAGGGCGAACGACGACTGAAGATCAACACGAACAGGTGCCCGCACCTCACCGACGGCTTGGAGCAACAGGCATACGACAAGAACGGCATGCCGGACAAATCCAGCGGCGTGGACCATTTGAATGATGCCGGTGGTTACCCGCTGTCTTTCCTGTTCCCGATTTCCAAGCCGATGACGACGACCCAATCCCTGAGAATGTGACCATGAGCGATAACCCAAGTATCACGCTGCCCGCGGTCGACGCCATGCGCGCCTACTGGGCCGTGATCACGCCGCTCATGGGCGGGACGATGGCCATGCGCGATGCGAGCAAGACCCTGTTGCCGCAATACCCCGCCGAGGATGACGATTCCTTCAAGGAGCGCCTGCGCCTCTCGACGCTGCTGCCGGCGTATTCCGAGACAGTCGGCAACATGACTTCTCGAGTGTTCGCCGAGCCGCTGCAGGTCGGTGACGATGTGCCTGAGGCCATACAGGTGATGGCGAAGGACATCGACTTCGCCGGCAATGACCTCAACTCCTGGTCGGTGGAGTTCTTCCGCGAAGGCCTGAGCCATGGCTTGTGCCATGCATTCGTTGATCATCCACCTACCCAAGGCGTGCGCACCCAGGCAGAGGAGCAGGCGGCCGGTGTGCGGCCCTATGTCGTTCTGGTGAAACCAGAGCAGGTTTTGGGCTGGCGCTCCAAGGGCGGCGTGCTCACCATGATCCGCTACATCGAAGTGATCGAGGAGGAGGATGGCGACTTCGGCGCCAAGTGCGTCGAGCAGGTCCGCGTGTTGGAGCCAGGCAAGTGGCGGACCTACCGCCGTGCCGAGAAGGGCGGTGCATGGGCGCTGCATGACGAGGGCACCAACAGCCTGACCAGCATCCCTTGGGTGACGTTCTACACCGGGCGCACTGGCTTCATGACCGCGAAGCCTCCGCTACTGGAACTGGCTCACCTTAACGTCAAGCACTGGCAGAGCCAAAGCGACCAGGACAACATCCTGCATGTGATTCGAGTGCCAATTCTGGTGCGGATTGGCGTGCAACCGATGTTCAATGATCAGGGCCAACCGGTGCCGCCAGAGTTCAAGGTAGGCACCGGCGCGCTGACCGACTTGCCGGCCACCGGCGACCTCAAGTATGTCGAGCACACCGGTCAGGCGGTCGAGGCCGGCCGTACGGCGCTGCAGGACCTGATCGGCGAGATGCGCATGGCCGGGGCCAAGCTACTGACTCCTGAAAAGGCTGCGACCAAGACCGCCACGCAAGCGGAGGAAGAAGCAGCTCAAGAGCTTTCTCCGCTGGCGCGCATGGCAAGTCATTTCGGCGACTGCCTAGCGCAGCTGCTGCAGTACATGGCCGACTATCGTGGCCTCGGCGAGGGTGGCGCGGTCGAGATGCGCGGAAACTTCGACGTGGACTACATGCCGGAGGTGTCGCTTCCGACCCTGGTGGCTATGGCGAACGCTGGCATGATCTCCAAGGAAACGCTGTTCACCGAGATGCAGCGCCGCGGTGTGATCAGTGACGAATACGACTGGCCCGAAGAGCTTGAGAAAATCGAGTCCCAAGGCCCTGCACTCGGTGCGCTGTGATGAAGACGGCCAACGAGAGGTTGCTGGATGAACTGATCGGGCATGAGGTTGACCTTTCCAGGCTGAGCAATGGCCAGGTCAGGGCGATCATCAAGATCCTGAACAGCAAGGACGCCGAGCTGCGGGCTGCATTCATTGAGGCGATCGACAATCTCGGTACCGATCTATCGGCACCGGCAGTGGATAGGGCGCTGGCTGAAGTGCTGCGCCTTAACCAGGCCACGTTCGTCGAGATCCGTCAGGCCCTGGACCAGGCCACCGACAGCTTGATCAGCTACGAGCTCGCTTTCCAGCAGGGTGCGCTGCGAGCAGTTCTGCCTGCGGTGGTGCAGGAGGCTTTGCCCGTCGCTGCACCAGTGTTCAGCCAGGTCAAAGCAATAGCGCAGGCCAGGCCATTTCAAGGGCGTCTGCTTAGGGAGTGGATGACCGGGATCGAGGCGACCCGCGCTGCTGCAGTTCGCGATGCCGTCCGTGCTGGCGTGGTCGAGGGCCGCACGACTGCCGATATCGTCCGTACCGTCATGGGTACCCGGGCACAGAACTACGCCGATGGCATCTTGCAGAAGCCCAGACGCGAGGTTGAGGCGGTCGTCCGGTCCGCTATATCGCACACTGCTGAAACAGCCAGTGACGCCGCCTACGAGGCCAACAGCGACATCATCAGCCATGTTGAATGGCTCAGCACGCTGGACACGCGCACATCGACCGATTGCCGCATCAGGGACCGTCTGCCGTACAGCTTGGGAACCTACAAGCCGATCGGGCACAAGATCCCATGGCTTGCCGGACCTGGGCGGATTCACTTCTGCTGCCGGTCCACCAAGCTGCCGATCCTGAAGGGCGCATCCAGGCTTGGATTCAGCGATAGCGCGACGCGGGCCAGCATGGATGGCCAGGTTCCGCAGTCGACCACATACGCTGACTGGTTGCGTCGGCAGCCAGCAGCGCGCCAGGACGAGATTCTCGGACCAGCGCGAGCGCGGTTAATGCGTGAGGGTGGACTGAATCTGGAAGCCTTCTACAACGACAAGGGCAAATTTCTGACCCTTGACGAGTTGCGCGAGCGCCTGAAGTAGCCCGCGCCACGAAACGGACAACCGCGCTTTTGTGGTGCGGTCCCTCAACGCCTCGCCATGCGCGGGGCTTTTTTCTGCCCGCAGTTCGGATGAACAGGGCGCTAATTGGCCGGAAGGCCTGCCGATGGGCGGATGCCCGGAGATCGATCCATGAAGCTCAAACTTGACGAAAACGGCAACGCTGTCCTGCAGAGCGGTCAGCCTGTCTACGTGCACGACGACGGCAAAGAGGCCCCATTCGATGCGGCCGCAGCAGTTACCAAAATCTCGGCATTGAACCGTGAGGCCCAAGGCCACCGCGAAGCAAAGGAAGCGGCTGAGGCCCGCGCCAAGCTGTTCGAAGGCATCGAGGATGCTGAGGCCGCGATCAAGGCTCTGGAGACCGTCAAGAACCTCAAGGAGGGTGATCTGGTCACTGCCGGCAAGGTTGAAGAGATCAAGTCTGCCGCCAAGCGCGCAGCTGAAGAGCAAGTTGCAGCCGCTGCCAAAGCGGCCGCAGAGCGCGAGAAGACATTGCAAGGCGACTTGGAGAAACTGCAAGGCCAATTGCATGGCGAACTCATCGGAGGCAGCTTCAGTCGGTCGAAACTGATCGCGGAGAATTTCGCGATTCCAGGTGACCTGGTGCAGGCGCGCTTTGGCCAGGCCTTCAAGATCGAAGAGGGCAAGGTGGTTGCCTACGACCCGGCCGGTAACAAGATCTTCAGCCGCGCCCGCCCGGGCGAGGTGGCGGACTTCGACGAAGCGCTCGAGGCTCTTGTCGACCAATACCCCTACAAAGAACAGATCCTCAAGAGCTCTGGTGCGAATGGCGGCGGCGCCCCAAATGGCGGTGCACCAGGCGGCAAGCCCTCGGCAGGCAAGGGCAACTTCGGCGGCAACAAAGAAGACCGCCTGCAGGCCATCAAATCGCAATTCCCTGATCTGGCCCAGTCCTGATCAGTCCCTAGCTGTCATCCCGGATGGGGTACGGCGCACTAGGGCGGATGCCCGACAACCATTTATTGAGCCCATCCGGGCAACAGCTATAGGAGCTCCAACATGGCGCTTTCCGATATGGAAGTGTTCAACACCTACTTCATGCCTGCGACCATCGAGACGCTGGCGCAGATGGTCGAGCGGTTCAACGCCGCATCCGGTGGCGCGATTCTGCTGACCACCGACGGCTTTGACGGCGACTTCCTGCAGACCAGCTTCTACGCTGGCCTGGCGGGCGCGCGTCGTCGCGTGAACCGTTACGGCAACAATGGCAACGTGAACGCTGTCGACCTGACCCAGCTCAAGCACAACACCGTCAAGGTCGCGGGCGGCTTCGGCCCGGTGCGTTATGAGCCATCCCAGATGACCTGGCTACGCAAACCAACTGCCGAGGGCGTAGAAGTGGCGTCCCGCTACTTCGCCGAATCCCTGCTGCAGGACCAACTGAACACTGCCATCGCCGCGTTGGTGGCAGGCATCGGCAACCAGGGCGCTGCCGCGGTCGTCGATGTGTCGGGCACCAAGAAGGTGGACTACATCGCAGTGAACGACAGCCATGCGCTGTTCGGCGATCACTCCAGCCAACTGATCGCTCAAGTGATGGATGGCGCCCAGTTCCATGCCTTCGTGGGCCAGAACCTCACCAACGCCGAGCAGCTGTTCAAGTCTGATGCCGTCCGCGTTGTCGATATCCTGGGTCGCCTGGTTGTGGTGACCGATGCTCCTGCACTCTACAGCGCTGCTGTGGCCGATCCGGCCGCGCCGGCCAAGCGTCGAGTGCTATCCCTGGCTCAGGGGGCAGCCACTGTCCACGATGCCCGCGACCTGATCTCGAACATCGAGACCAGTAACGGCAAGGAGCGTATTGAGACCACCCTGCAGATCGACTACAGCTTCGGCGTCGGTCTTCGCGGTTATGCCTGGGACGTTGCCAACGGCGGTGCCTCGCCTGATGACGCGGCTCTCGCCACCGGCGCGAACTGGGACAAGGTCGCGACCAGCATCAAGCACACCGCCGGCGTCATGGCTATCGGCCAGGCCTGATGAATCAAGTGACGCGGCCTTTCGGGGCCGCCAACCTCGGAGACTGACATGTCCGAAAAAATCATTTACGAGCGCCATCCGGTTTCTGCCGAGCGCAAAGCGGACCTGCGTCGGAAGGGCTACAAGATCATTGATGCGAGCTTCGCCCCGGAGGATTACGAACACCCTGAGCCGATCAAGGTCGCCAAGCCCAGCGATAAACCATCTCTCGATGCCTTGAAAAAGGCCTTGGACGAGAAGGGCATCAAGTACGACGGGCGCGCCGGCGCTGCTGCCCTGCAGAAGCTGCTCGACGACGCCATCAAGGTCGAGGGGCTCAAGGCCAGTCTGACTGAGAAGGGCATCCAGTACGGCGACGACGCCAGCCTGGAAGACCTCCAGAAGCTGCTGGACGAGGCCGCATAATGACCACCTACATCAACGCCGTGCAGGTGGATAGCCTGCTGGGGGCCGATTGGGCGCCCGAAGAGAAGAAGCCGCGCGCGGTGCTGATGGCCAACACCTGGCTGACCAACCTGGGGCTGCCTGCATTCGACCCGGTACCGGACGATGTGGTTCAGGCTGGTGCTGAGGTCGCCCGGGAGGCCGCCGCTGGCAACATCTTTGCGGCCAAGGAAACCGGGGTGCTGAGCAAATCGGTAGATGCTGACGGAGTGTCCAGCAGCAAGACCTACTCGGCGACCGCCCGAAAGATCAGCGCCGGTGAATCATTCGCCTTGGCGTTGCTGAACCAATACCTGGGCACCGGCCAGGCCAAGATAGTGAGGGGCTGATATGGGCCTTCGAGACGAGCTGCAGGCCGACATGGCTGAGGCCTTTAACACTGACCTGGCTGATGCTGTAAGTGCGGTAGAGGGCAGCAGGGCGGTGAAGGGTGCCTATGACCCCGCAATTGGTGGCGCCCCAGAGACGACTATCTACTACACCGGGCGCGGTGTCTTTGGGCAGTACAAGGCCAGAGAGATCGACGGAGCGCGCATTCTGGCTTCGGACGTTCGCCTCAAGGCCCTCCAGAACGAACTGTTCATGCAAGAGGGTGGCGTGGTCACAGTCATCGCCGCGGTACCGGCCATCAACGACCGCATCAGCGGCTACCGCGTGGTCAACGTCGGCCAGGACGCGGCCAAGGCTACCTGGACCATTCAACTGAGGAAGTGACCATGGCGCGCGGATCGCACATGAAAGAGCGGTACGGCGGCCTTGATGGCAGTTTCTCAGCCCAGCTCCAGCAGTTTGCCGACACTGCCAGGGAGTCGATTGATCTGACCTTCCGCGAAGTTGTGATTGCGATTGGGCGCGACCTGATTCGGATGTCACCGGTTGGCAACCCCGATGTCTGGAAGGTCAACGTCGAATCGCAGGACAAGGCTGGCGCGCAGGTATCTGCTTACAACGCGAAGGCGGCCAGCATCAATGCTGCAATTGCTGCCGAGACCTCGAGCTTCACCAAAAGCGGCAGACTGAAACGGGGAATCAAGTACCGCAAGCCTCTGACCAAGCGCGAGCAGCTGGAGAACTACGGCTACGGTGCAGGTGTTCGCAAGGTTGGCCAGGGTTACGTTGGCGGTCGATTCCGCAGCAACTGGCAACTGACTGCTGGCGCGCCTGCATTGGGCGAGATTGAAGAGATCGAGAGCGCTGATGAAACGATCGCCAAGATCATTGGCGCAGCTGGCAGCCTGACCCTTGGCGAGGTCGCCTTCATCGTCAACAACTTGCCCTATGCAGTCGCATTGGAATATGGCCATAGCACCCAGGCACCGACCGGCATGGTCAGGGTGACCATCGCTGACTTCCAGAACATCGTGAGCAGAGTGATCGAGGCGAGAAAGGTATGAGCCATGCACGCGCCCGCCAGGCGATTGAGATCAAGCTGGCGGCCTGGGCAGCTGCGCGCCCGATCCGGGTCGCGCACATGGAGGACGGCTTCGAGGCCGTCCCAGGCGAAACCTACCTCAGGGCCTTCCTGCTGCCGGCCAGCACCACGACCCGCTACTTGGCTGCCGAGGCCTATGAGTACCGGGGTATCTACCAGATCAGCATCGTCTGCCCGGCGGGCCAGGCCCTGGCTACTGCCGATGCCCTGGTCGACGAGCTCAGCACGCTGTTCCGCGTCGACACCGAGCTCAGCCGATCCGGCTTCGAAGGGCTGATCGTCGGGCCGCTGGAGCAGGGTCCAACCATCACCGAACCGGCGACCTACACGGTCCCGGCCAGCTTCACCTACCAGGGTGTCGCAGACCAACCGCCCGCTGGGGCATAACCAACCGCCGCCCGGCGGGCATCAATGAGGAAACACACCATGGCCGCACGCATCCCGCTGCCCAACGGCTCTGTTGTCGAGATCGCTTCTGTTCTCGGCACCGCTGTACCTTTCACCTCCCTGACCAACGCCAAGCCTCCGGTGGCCGCTTCGGTCGGGCACGGCATCGACGCTGGCGATATCCTGCTGATCAACTCCGGCTGGGCGCTGATCAACGACCGCGCCGTCAAGGCGTCCGGTGTTACCGCCGACGCTTTCTCCCTGGCCGGCCTGGACACCACCAACGAGGAGCGCTTCACCGCAGGTGCTGGTGCCGGCTCTGTTGTACCGGTTTCGGGCTGGACTCAGATCTCCAAGGTCACCGCCTTCGCTGTATCCGGTGGTGAGCAGCAGTTCCTCACCGTTGGTTACCTGGAGAATGACGACGACCTTCAGTTCCCCACCAACCGCAACCCGATCAGCGTTTCGATCACTGTCGAGGATCAGCCTGAGGCCGGGTATGTCGGCGTGGTTGAGGGGTATGACGACTCCAAGGAGCTTGCGGTTGTCCGCCTGAAGCTGCCTGGCAATCGACAGATCCTGATGCCCGGCTACGTGAGCATCACCAGCACCCCGACCATGGACCGCAACCAGCTGATGACCCGTACCATCAGTATCGGCCTGTCCGGTCGCCCGACCCGCTACAACGCCTAAGGGGGATCCATGGCGAAGATCAAAATCGCGCAGAGCCCAACGTTCGGCGCCGCGGTACAGCTTCCACGGGTCGGCTCCGCCCCGGTCGAGGTTGGTTTCGAGTTTCGTTACTTGGACCGTATCGCGCTGTCCGAGATGTTCGACCGCTGGAACAAGGCGCGCGATGCCTGGGAGGAGAAGGCGAAGAAAAAGGGTGTCAGCTGGAAGGACGCCACTGCCGCCGAGATCGAGCTTCAGGCTGAGCAGTTGAAGGATATCGTGGTCGGCTGGGATCTCGACGACGAGTTCAGCGACGACGCCGTCCTCGAGCTGGTGCGAACCTGCACTGGCGCGCCAAAAGCTGTCATCGACGCGTTCCAGAACGCATACAGCCCGGCCCGCCTGGGAAACTGAAGAGCGCGGCCAGGGCTGTCTACGAGCAGGGCGCCTCCGAAGGGCAACTGGCGATGCTCGGCCTGAGCCGCGCCGACCTTCCCGAGGAAGAGGTAGAGGTCTGGCCGGATGCCTGGCCAGCCTTCCGCCTGTTCGAGGCTATGTCCACTCAGTGGCGGACGGGCATGGGCGGTGCCTCGGGTCTGGACTACTCAATCATCCCGGCCATCGCCTCGATGCTCGGCATCAAGCGCCGCGACCTTCCCGACATTTTTCCCGATCTCCGTGTAATGGAGGCCGAGGCCTTGGCCGTCATGGCCGAATCCGTGGAGTAGATCATGACCACCATTGCCGAACTCGGGATCAAGGTTGATTCCGGCGATGCTGTCGAGGCTGCAAGCGACCTCGACAAGCTGGCAGACGCTGGCAAGCGTAGCGAGGAATCGGCGGGCAAGACCGGGCGCGCCTGGGAGTCAGCGCTGAGCGGGATGCAGGGTGATACCCGGCAGATTGTTCAGGAGCTGCAGGCTCTCAACGCCAAGCAGGCTGAGCTGGCACAGCAGATGATCACGGTCGGCCGTGCCGTGACCACCGCCGCGGCGGGCATGACTGCATTCAAAGCCGGGGCTGAGCAGGCTGGGCAAGCGCAGGCTGCGTTGACCACTGCCACGGACGCCGGGGCCCAGGCCAGCCGCCGTGCTGCCGAAACTGCTGATGATCAGCAGGCTCGCCTGTTGGCCATGGCGCGGTCATCCCTGGAGGCGAGTGAGTACGTCCAATCGCTGAACCGTGCAACCGCTCAAACCGCCGAAGTTACCAGCCAAGCGAATGCCGTGCTGTCGGAGAACGCCAGCCGGCAGGCCGCCATCAACACCCGTGCACAAGCTTTGTTGGCGACAGAAGAGCGCCTGGCCGGATCCGCCAAGACCGCCGCCGCCGCCCAGCGCGATCAGGGCCAGGCTCTCGACGACCTGCTCGGTAAAATCGACCCTACGGTCGCAGCCATGAGCCGTCTGGATCAGATGGAGCAGAAGCTGCAGGGATTCAAAGCCAGCGGCGTCCTCGACCCTGAGACTTTCGCTGAGTACAAGGGGAAGGTTGACCAGGCGAGGGCTGCTCTGGGCGGTGCAGATGCTGCACTGAGCAGCACTGGCATGACTGCAAAGGCTACCGCTGCAGCGCTGCGAGGTGTACCGGCTCAGTTCACTGATATTTTCACGTCGATCGTCGCTGGTCAGCCGATCATGATGGTTGCGTTGCAACAGGGCGGGCAGCTCAAGGACATGTTCGGCGGGCTTGGCCCGGCAGCGCGCGCCTTGGGCGGCTACATCCTTGGCCTGATCAACCCCTTTACCGTGTCGGCTGCTGCCGCAGTGACGCTGGGGTACGCCTTTTACAAAGGTTCCGAAGAGGCACACGCCTACAGCGACGCGCTGATCCTGACGGGTAATTCCGCTGGGCTGACTGCCGACCAAATGGGCAGTATGGCCAAGCAGGTAAGTGCGACTGTTGGCACGACCGGGGCAGCTGCATCGGTTCTGGCGAGCCTGGCCGGTAGCGGCAAGATCGCCGGCGACAGCTTCATGGATGTGGCCCAAGCAGCCGTTTCGATGGAGGAGGCTACAGGCAAGGCGGTTTCCGAGACCATTGCCGAGTTCGTCAAGTTGGCGGACGACCCAGTCAAAGCCTCGGTAGCGTTGAACACCCAGTACAACTATCTGACGAGTTCGGTCTACTCGCAGATTGCAGCACTCGAGCAGCAGGGGAAGCACGCAGACGCCGTCAAGCTCGCCACCGACGCCTTCGCGGACGCAATCAACGAGCGCACCCCGAAGATCATCGAGAACCTGAGCTGGTGGGAGCGCGGTTACAACGCGGTCGCCAAGGCTGCCGATCAGTTGAAAAACATTGGCCGGGAGAGCATCGACGACGATATCCGTCAGGCAGAGATCAACTTGGCCGGTGCTGAGCGTGGCGACGTTGGGGCCTTCCAGAACCGCGACACCATGGTCGAGTTTTACACCGATCAGCTCCAGTTCTTGAAGGACAAGAAAGCAGCCCAGGAGGAGATCGCTGCATTCGATCGCCAAGAGGCGGAAGCCAACGAGAAGACCATCAAGGCCATGGCCAAGGTCGATGCCCTGGAGAAGTCAGCCTGGACCAACTCTAAGAAACGCAGCGAGGCGCTCAAGGAGTACGAGCGCTCCCTGGATATCATCAGAAAGAAGGATCCAGCCGACGCGCGACTCAATCCTGAGGCTGTCGCAAGGGTTCGTAGCAACATCGCCGAGCAGTACAAGGACCCAGTCGGGCGGACTGGCGCTGTGGACCTTTCCGGCTTCAATGCACAGAAGAACACCCTTAACTCCATCCTGGCTGAGTACAAAAACAACCAGAAGGAGCTGGATGCAGCCCAGAAGGCCGGCATCATCTCCCAGGAGTCGTACGCGGCCCAGCGCGCGGCCATCATCGAGCAGCAGAAAGGCGAGGTGACCAACGCCTACCAGGCGGAGATCGCGGCGCTCGAAGCTGCCAAGGGCAAGGCCGGTACCTCGGCCGCCCAGCAGATCCAGCTGGACCAGAAGATCGCCGATGCCCGGGCCAACATGGTCAAGGCGCAGAAGGACGCTGATTCGGAACTGGCTGTGCTGGCCACGAACGAAGAGGGGCGGCTGCGCAAGCAGGCCCAGGCGGTGCAGACCTACACCAGCGCGCTGGATCAGCAGGTGAAGGCTCTGCGCTTGCAGGGCCAGCGATCTGCCGAAGGCCTCGGCCTAGGCGACCGGCAGCGCGGCCTACAGGGCCAGCAGAACGGCATCACCGACCGGATCAACCAGCAGAAGCTGGACCTGGCCAACCAGTACGGTGACGGCTCCCGCGGCATGAGCCTCGATGAGTACAACCAGAAGCTCTCGGCGCTCGACAAAACCCAGCGCGACCTGCAGGAAACTGCGATCGCCAACTACAACGACATGACCGCTGCCCAGGGCAGCTGGAGCGCCGGCGCTTCGTCGGCCTTCCAGAACTACCTGGAGTCGGCCCGAGATGTCGCCGGCCAGACCAAGAGCCTGTTCACCAACGCCTTCAACTCGATGGAAGATGCCGTCGCGAACTTCGCCATATCCGGCAAGTTCTCGTTCGCCGACTTCACCAAGTCGATCCTGGCGGACATGGCGCGGATCGCCACCCGGCAAGCTGCCTCAGGGCTGCTGTCGAGCATTGCCGGCAGTGCGCTGGGCGCCTGGTTCAGTGGCGGCAGCGCACCTACCTCTGCAGGCTCGACCCAGGCCGGCTACAGCCCAGAGATCATGGACAACTTCGTCTCTGGTCAACGTGTCGCCGGCGGCCCGGTAGCGGCGAACTCGCTCTACCAGGTCAACGAACTGGGCCCGGAGCTGCTGAATCAGGGAGGGAAGACCTACCTGATGATGGGGGCCGAGGGCGGCACGATCACGCCGCTGGGGGCTGGGCCAGTATCCGCTGCGGCAGCTGGAGCGGGCGGCGGTACGGTGATCCATGTGTCGGTGAGCATCGATGGCGAGGGAAATGCCGCCTCGTCGGCCGACACCGCTGGGTACGAGCAGTTCGGCAGCGAGCTCGCGACGTTTGTTGAGCAGAAGTACAACCAGATGATGGCCAAGGATCTCAGGCAGGGCGGCCGTATCAACACGGCATTGAAGGGGTGCTGATGGCTATCGAGACATTCACCTGGCGGCTGCAGTCTGGCGAGCAGGGCGAGTTCACCTTTGCGGTTCGAACCAAGCGCTTTGCGGATGGATACGAACAGTCCGTAGGCGAAAGCCTGAACAACCGTTCGCAGTCCTGGCCCATCACGTACACCGGTACCAAGGAGCGGGTGAAGGCCGTAAAGGCCTTCCTTGATCGGCACCAGGGCGCAAAGGCCTTTCTGTGGACGCCTCCGCTTGGAGAGCTCGGCCTCTACAAGTGCGTTGGATATCAGCTCAGCAACCGCGGCGGCTTGATCTACGCCCTGACCGCAACCTTCACACAGACATTCCACCCTTGAGGTCAATCCATGCCCCTGATCAGAGACATCCAGAAGTTGGAGCCTGGCAATGAGGTGATCCTCTTTGAAATCGACGGCTCCGAATACGGCGCCGACGTGCTGCGATTCCACGGCCACGCTATCCCGCACTCGCCCGAAGAACTGGCTGCAGCCGGCGCGAACGCCGATCAGCTGCCGGCCAAGTCGATCTTCTGGCAGGGCAACGAGTATGCGGCCTGGCCAGTGCAGATCGAAGGTATTGGGGCGGACAGCAATGGCTCGGTAGCGCGGCCAACGCTGTCAGCCGGCAACGTCAATGGCCGCATCACAGCTCTGTGCTTGGCCTTCGACGACCTGCTGAAGTTTCAGCTGACCGTGCGCGAGACCCTGGCCCAGTACCTGGATGCCGAGAACTTCCCGGGCGGGAACCCCGAAGCGGACCCGACCCAAGAGGCGCTCGAGATCTGGTACATCGACCAGAAGACCGGCGAAGACGGTGAGATGGTCGTGTGGGAGCTCTCTTCACCGGGCGAAATCGACGGCTTTGGTCTGCCGGGCCGGCAGATGACCACCTTCTGCCACTGGGCCATGACCAATGGCTATCGGGGCCCTGACTGCAACTACACCGGCGCCGCGATGTTCGACGACGAGGACAACCCGACGGACGACCCTTCGAAGGACCAGTGCAAGGGCTGTCTCAGCTCCTGCAAGTTGCGCTTCGGCGAGACCAACGAGCTTTCCTTCGGCGGCTTCCCAGCCGTATCCCTGATCGCACGGAGCTGACCATGCGCAAACACATCCTGGCCGCCGTGCAAGCGCACGCCGCGGCTGAGTACCCGCGCGAGTGCTGCGGGCTGATACTGGCCTTAGGTCGAAAGCAAATCTACGTGCCGTGCACCAACACTGCGAGCGACCCGGGCGAAGAGTTCCGGATCGCGCCGGAGGAATACGCTGCAGCAGAAGACCGGGGCGAGGTGATCGGCATCGTGCACTCGCACCCGGACGCCACCAGCCGGCCATCGCCGCGTGACCTGGCCATGTGCTCCGCGACTGGTTTGCCATGGTGGATACTTAGCTGGCCAGAGGGGGACTTCAGGGAGGTTCTGCCCACCAGCCACACTCTACTGCTGGGCCGGCCATTCGTACACGGCGCCTGGGACTGCTGGCAGGCTTGCGCGGACTGGTATCAGCGGGAGTGGGGGTTGGAGTTTCCGCCCTATGCCCGAGAGGAAGGTTGGTGGGAACAGGCCTCCGGGCCCAGCCTGTACGAGCAGGCCTACGAGGCGGCTGGCTTCTACCAGGTCGACCGGCCACAGCGCGGCGACATGATCGTCATGGAGGTGGGGCGCACGGCGCACCCGAACCATGCCGGGATCTACCTGGGCGCAGATCCGCAGTTGCCCGGCGAGCAGGTCCAGGTGTTCGGCCAGGGGCCGTTCCTGTTGCACCACCTGTACGGCAGGCCATCAGAAATCATGGTGTTCGGCGGGCCTTGGCTTGCCCGGACACGCCTTGTGTTGCGTCATCGGGATGCAAAATGAAGCGGCATGGCCGCGTGGAGGAGGGCATGAGCAACCAAAAGGCAGATGCTGTGGCGGTGAGTCGGCTCGAAACTAGGATCGACCCAAGAACTAGAGTCGTTCCATCGAAGTCGCCGGCTCCATGCGACTGGGACGATAGAGAGGTCGTCCCGTTACGACAAGATGGGCCGTGGGATCCACGAGAGCTGCTATTTGTTGGTTTGTCCTGCTCTGCAATTGACCCGGGAGCGCCCGCGCTTGTGGCGATCACTGCTCGAAGCGTCGTCAGCCCAAGTAAAGGCGATAAATATCTCTCTTGAAGTCCATAATGAGAGCGCCGCATTCGATCGCAAGCATTCCTACAATCAGATGTTCGGTCGCAGGGCTGTTGCGTAAGGGTGCTGAAAAAATGTCGGTCTCTATCTGTACGGCAGCCTCTGGAAAGTAGAGGTGGCATCGGTGATGGGTACTATCAACTGTGGAGGTACTGCCTCGAGTAATGGAGGTTCCGATTTGCGGGCATAAAGCCCCTTCGATCGTCTCCATTGTCCCGTAGTTATGATCTGCGCCGGTGTCGAGGAGGGCGTAGTGCGCATTGAAACTGCTCGGCGCGAAAGCGCCATTGTGATGATCTGGGTCAAAACGTAGCACTACTTCAACGACAGGCCGACCTGGGCGGCGATCTCTGACCACACCATCGTCATCCATGAATTTGACCCGAACGCACTTGAGTCCTTCGGGCAGTGAATACGCTGTCAAAGCGACCTCCTAGGTCATCAATGCCCCAGTCCATGGGCTTGCAGGCAACGGACTGGGGTAGTTCGTTGGAGGCACAAAGCTACTACGGCCTCGAACAGGCCCGGTACTGGCTTTCCATCCACACTGGATGGGTGGACAGTTGCGACTTCTAAGTGCGCGCGAGCATCATCTGGACATCGATCACTACTGGAGGCGTGGATGCCTGACGACAAGAAGTTCTATGTAATGAACTGGTTTACCGGCAAACCTTTTGATGTGGCGGGCGATGGTACGGACATGAAAGGACTATGCTTTGAAACTGAAGAAGAGATGAAGGCGTTTGTGGCTGCACACTGGCCGGATGGGGCGGTGGAATTGGTCCCGGATCGATAATCGGCAGAAGCCCAGCCCCGCGCTGGGCTTTTTGCATCTGGTGCAAACCTTCTGATTGGCTGTGTTAAATTCCAGCCTCCAACATGGAGGTGCCAATGAGCAACAGAGGGAAGGATCGCCAGATCGACAACATTGAGTTCAACGTCAGCGACATCAAGCGCAGCAAGGACTTCTATGGCGCGGTTTTCGGTTGGAGCTTCGTTGACTATGGCCCAACATACACTGAGTTCAGTGACGGTCGGTTAACCGGTGGCTTCACCACTGGCGAGCCAGTCAGACCAGGCGGCCCATTGGTCATTTTGTACTCAGACGACCTTGCTGGTGCCGAGAGAAGGGTTGTGGCTGCTGGCGGCGAGATCAGCCGGGAGGTTTTTTCTTTCCCTGGTGGGAAGCGATTCCACTTCATCGACCCAGATGGCTATGAGCTTGCTGTCTGGACAGCGGCGGTCTGAGGGAGAATGGAGCCCAGCCCCGCGCTGGGCTTTTTGCATTTGGCGCCGATCTTCTGCTACAGCTGAGTGCCTCGGGGCTTGTGTGCTCCTCTGCCGTACTTCTCAAGCATGAGCAGGAGAAAGTCCAACCCAGCAGCGAGCTGCTCTTTACGGGATTTGCTGGGTAGATCCTCAAACGCTGAGTTCGCCCTCAGGGTAAAGTCATGATCTGCCCCGAGCTTGCCAGGGTTCAACGCTAGATACCAAATCTGGAACGCCTGCATGGGCGCCGTCAGTGGGCCGCCTAGTTCGCCGCAGTCGAGGGTGGCTATGAAGATCAGCTCCTCGTTCTCGCATTCGTCGAAACTAAGTTGCGCATCAGGGTCTCGGTCCGCGTGTTTCAGGAAATTCTGGGCGTTGTGTATCACTGCCAGTGCCTGTTTTTTATCCAGGCCGGAATCTTGTATAAGTCGCGACCGCCATGACTCGTCCGGTTTCGAGTGCTCAACCAGGTCGGCAAATAGGCCGAAGGCAGCCGCGGCGAGCGTGCGAACCGCCAGCGGGTCATGATCGGCCAGGAGCAAGCCTATTGCTTCATCCAGTTGGCGTGAGGCTGCTTCGAATTTTGAGCATGTGACCTGCATAGTTTGCCCTCTGATTCTGCCGAGAACGAGATGTGCGCGGCCCTTGGCCTGGGTTGGGGTTAACTGCGGGAATTCCATCCAACCACTAGGCCGTTCTCCAGCGTTACACGGAGTAAATACCGATTGCTCCCCTCGTGGTCATACTTCCACACTTCTCGTGACTTGTTCTTCATGTACTTCTGGTCTACAGCATCGGGCTCTCCGGCGGAGTCGAACAGCTGTGCGGCGGTCATCCCTTCCCAAATTTTCCCCTTAACGATGGCCAGGGCGATGGATTCTTCGCCGTACTTTTCTACGAGATACGCGGTGCGAAGTGCTATCTCCTCTTGCTTACGCTGGTGTTCTAACTCAGCTTTGGAAGGTGAGGAGCGCGCAGCGTTCCGCTGCCCGGCAGTGAGCAGATGGCGGCTTCCATGGGCGTCAGGTCCAGAGATGATGTAGTCGTCCTCAAGGGCTTCGATCAGCCGGGCTGCGCGGTTGTAGCCGATCTTCAAATGGCGCTGAACAGCCGAGACGCTACAGCGGCCGGTGGACGTTACAAGGCGCGCAGCTTCCAGATACAGTGGGTCCTCATTGGGCGCCAGGTCTGAAAGATCGATCTGTGGCTGTGGCTGTGGCTGTGGCTGCGGACTCGGAGATTTGGCTGCCGAGCCGCCGAAAAATGTCTTCCACCAAGACATCCTTGGCTCCTTACTGGTTGGCGCTGGGCTGGGCTTGGGGGTCAGTCTTTATCGAATATGATGGACAAGTGGTCTGGCCCATCCCAGTCAAGGGTATACCCAGCCGCTTCTAACTCCCTGCAGATTTCGCCGGTGGTTTCGTCATGTTCCGAATCACTCATTTCGTCGAGTCCCATGTCTCGAAGGTCGACGTGAGCGATTGATGCCCCCTTGTTGATAGCAATCTGTAGCTCCGAGAGAACCTCTTTCCGGACCTCTACTGCGGTGCGTTTTCGCGATTGCGCAGCCAGCTCCCTAGCCTTTCTAGCGCTTGGAATGACATCAACTCGCCCGCTACGGAAATGACTTTCCTCTAGGCGAGCAACAATTTCGGCGTTCAGTGAACGCTTGGATTCTTGTGCGGCTAGCTCGATATGCTCACGCAGATCGGCCGGCAGTCGTAGCTTGAATTGGGAATCGTCTCTACTCATGGCGCGGATGATGGACCACGGTGGTGTTGACATCAATGGGACCACCGTGGTTCTATTTGTTTGGGATCACGGTGATCCCTTGGTGAGCGGAGGCGGCATGGCAAGAGCAGATGCGCAATTCAAGCTTCGACTTCCCGGCAGCCATAAGGCCTGGGTTGAGATAAAGGCGAAGGAAGGTTTCCACAGTATGCAGGCTGTCATTTTGAAGCTTATCGATGAGGCTATGAGGCGAGATGAGCAGATCAAGCAGGCATGAAAAAGCCCCAAGCGTTGCAGCGCTTGGGGCCTCGGATAACGTCAATCAGCTTAGGAAAAACGTCATGAGCGATAATAGCACAAACGTAATCCCTTTCAATTTTGGCAAGCAGCAGGTGCGCACGCTGTTGGTCTGCGACCAGCCTTGGTTTGTGGCAAACGACGTATCGGCGGCGCTTCTGTATAGCGAGGCATCAGCCATGACCCGTCATCTGGACGATGACGAAAAGGGCCTGTCAATTGTGCAGACCCCTGGTGGCGAGCAAGAAATGCTGGTTATCAATGAGTCTGGCTTGTACTCGGCGATCTTGCGCAGCCGCAAGGCTGAGGCCAAGCGCTTCAAGAAGTGGGTGACCGCCGAGGTCCTGCCGGCAATCCGCAAGAACGGTCGCTACGAGGACCGCCAAGCCAAAATGCCAACCCTCATGGATGAACTCATCGGCATGAGCGAGCTGAGCGTTATCAAGGGCCTCATCAGGGACAAGGGGAAGGCGGTCGCAGCAGACAAACGTCAGAGCTTCGCGCTGACCATGCACAATCGCCTGCATACCCGCTTCAACGTGCCGCGCACCGAGCTTATCCCGGCTGGCCAGTTCGAAGCCGCCTGTAATTTCATCGCGGCCTACAGCGTGCTGGAGGGGGAATTCATCGCCAAGGAGCCGCCACAGCTCCAGTTGCCGCTGAACATCCATTACCCGGTTGAGGCGCTTGCCGCCCTGCGCGAAGGGATGCTGACCATCCGCAACGACAAGCAAGCATGGTTGGACGTGACGCTCGACGATCTTCGCGATACCCGTGACAACAACACGCCTTTGGAGCGCCTGTTGTGGGATCTTGAGAAGGCTGGCTTCGATATCCGCGGCGCCTGGTGGGAGCTTCGCACCTACCGGAACAAGCTGCGGGAGATCAGTTCGTTCGTGACGGGTATGGGGCGGGTGATTGAAGAGCCTCAGCGTTACGCGGTAGATGCACCCAGCGGGAGGGCAGCGGCATGAGCGCATTGATGATCGCGGGTATCGAAATTCATCAGGATCACGACGGCCGATTCAGCCTGAACGACTTTCACAAGGCCGCGGGAAGCGAGAACCGGCACAAGCCATCGTTGTGGACCGAAAATCAGCAGGCTCAAGAGCTAATCGAGGAGATTGGCAAAGCAGGAATTCCTGCTTTGAGGATTGTCCGTGGCGGTCGGTCGCCTGGAACCTACGCTTGCAAAGAGCTGGTGTATGCCTATGCCATGTGGGTCAGCCCTACGTTCAGCTTGCATGTGATCCGCTCATTTGACTCGGCATCTGCCAATGACGCGGTTATCCCACAGGAAAAGCGACTTCCGATTGCCGCCGACAACCTGGATGCAGCAAAGCGTATTGCAGAAAGCTTCGGCCTGGAAGGTAACCAGGCGCTGCTTAGTGCCAACAGCATGGTCCGCTCAGCTATCGGCATCGACTTGATGGAGATGGCTGGCGTGAAGCGCCTGGTCAACGAAGCGCAGGAGCTGAACTACACGCCGACCGAGCTTGGCGCGAAGTTCGGCATGAGCGCGGCAAGCATGAACAAGCTGCTGGCGCAGTGTGGGTTGCAGCATCATGTGATCTACAAACCCGGAAAGAAACGTTGGGAGGTTACGCCGGACGGCAAGGAATTTGCCGTAATCACTGACACTGGCAAGAAGCACAGCGACGGAAAGCCGGTTCAGCAGATCCTCTGGAAGGAGTCGGTGGCCAAGCCCCTGAAGCGCCTGGCCGAGAAGCTGCAGGCTGAAATGCCGGAGGTCGTGGCTCACGGCCTGTCGCGGTAACCCTCCACACAAAACCGAACCCCGCCATCGCGGGGTTTTGGTACTGGCATTCCGAAATCGCCCGTTCGGGTGGTAGAGTTTCCCGAATCTGAACAGGGATGCTCTCGATGTGAACCTCCTAGATGCCATTCAGCCGTACCTTTACGGCCCCGATGACACCATTAGTCACCAGTACGATCCGGTAGCGTATCGCCTCACTGTTGAGGATAAGCTCAGCCTAGAAAAGGCCATCTTGGTCCGTGGCGCAAAAGCAATTGAGAACGTTATCAAGGGCGGAGCAGTGCTCTACCAGCGTACGCCTCAACGCTTCTCTGGCGAGGATGAGGCCTATCTTCGCGGTTTGTTCGCTCCGGGAACCGAGACTGCGGCGCCGTGGAGCGGACCTGATCACATCGTTGTCAGTCAACATGATCCAGACCCCAGTGGCGTCATCATGGTGGAAAGCTACTCACCTTTTGAGGATCGCTTCCTGTGCTTGCCGTACTCGAAGAAGCTGGATGGCGCTGACGGTATTGCTGCTTATCAGTTTTGCGCGACGATGCAAGCTCGAAATTCTCTTCGCGTACTGCAGCAGCACGGCCGCCTGGAGTCATTGCCGCTTGGGAAACTCCCAAAAATAGCTAGGCATGAATGGCAAGGGATATGGGTGCCAACAACCAAGCATAGGAGAGTGTTTGCACAGGGAGGGCAGATGGCGTCAGAGATTGGCCCTATCGCCGCAGACGGAGGCGACTACCTGAGGTTTCTTCTCATAGTGAAAACGGTCGGCAAGTTGAAGGCCCCAATATCAGAAAAACGCAGGCTGCTATCTGAGGTTGAGCGCATGAGAGGGCAGGCAGGAACTCACTTCAGCGTCTTTGTCGACAAGGCTTACATGAGTCTTGAAGATATGATGAAGCTTTGAAGAAATAGACGATTTACTCCAGAGGGAACAAGATGCGAATTCTGATAAGTATGTTGGGGCTGATGCTGCTGGTGGGGTGCACGACTGCCTCTGATTTGAAGTCCGGCGCCCCAGTCTTTGTGGGCAACACGAATAAAACGAGTAAACAGTATGCTCTATGCGTTTACCCCAAGTGGCAAGATTTAAACCTGGGTTCGACTATGTCGGAAACGGAGAACGGCTACCGCTTGGTGATGGGGAGCTCGGCAACAGGGCAAACTGATGAGCTGCTTGAAGTAACAGCGAGCGCCGAGGGGGCTAGGGTCACCCATTTCCAGAGGATTGCTTGGCAGCAACTTGGCCGGGGCACTGTATCTGAGGCAGTAAAAACTTGCCTGTGAGGCAAAAATTCCTACCAAGCCGCCATCAAGGCGGCTTTTTTGTTCTTGGAGAAAAGCATGTCAGCTCTGGCCATTTGTTATCAACCTCTTACTACTATCCGTCTGTTCGGCCAATTGCGGCAGTTTGGGAAGAGCTATCGATTGGCTGTCAGCTCACCAGCTGAGGCAATCAAAGCCCTGTGCGTTCAGATTCCTGGCTTCGAGCGCTTCCTTTCAAATGCCAAGTCTCGTGGTCTTGAGTTTGCAGTATTCCGAGGAAGAAGGAACATTGGGGAAGGCGAGCTCACTTATCAGGGAGTAGGGGAGATACGGATCGCCCCTGTCGTCGTTGGTAGCAAGCGCGCCGGTCTACTCCAGACAGTCATAGGTGTAGTCATGATCGCTGCATCATTTTTCGTCCCGGGCAGCACGCCTGCCGCCCTAGCAGCAGCAAACGGCTTAATGGCAGGGGGTATTGCGCTCTCGGCAGGCGGTGTCATCCAGATGCTCAGCCCGCAAGCCAAAGGCCTGAAGACCAGCGCTGCCCCTGAGAACACTCCGGGCTACGCCTTCGGCAGCGCCAAGAACACCACGGCCAGCGGCAACCCTGTACCGCTCTGCCTTGGGCGCAGGCGATGGGGTGGCGCGGTTATCAGTGCCGCGATCTACGCCGAAGACCAGATGTAACCCGCACACAGAACACCGACCGCCACCTGGCGGTTTTTTTACGCCTGGAGGAAAGTATGGGCGCAGCACTGCAACTGGACATAACGGGTGCTAAGGGCGGCTCGGACAAGCCTAAACAACCAACCGAAGCGCCGGACAGCCTGCGCTCGGTCGCCGTGGCAAAAATGCTGATCGCCGTGGGCGAGGGTGAGTTCGAGGGCACGCCAACTGCTCGTGACATCTACCTGGACAGCACGCCTCTAGCCGATCCGACCGGCAATCTGAACTTCCCGAACGTGAAGTGGGAATGGCGCACCGGCTCGGTGGAGCAGGGCCATATCCCGGGCATCCCGTCGATCGAGAACGAGATCAGCGAAAGCGTTGAGCTGCGTAGCGACAACGCCTACATCCGCGCTATCGACAGGTTGGAGCTGTCTGCGATCCGCCTGCGCTTTGCCTGGCCAATGCTCCAGTCGATTGACGAAGGCGGCAACGTCAACGGCTACCGGATTGAGTATGCCGTGGACCTGGCCACCGACGGCGGCGCCTATCAGCAGGTGCTGCTGGAGGCGGTCGACGGTAAGACCACCAGCACCTACGAGCGTACCCGTCGCATTGATCTGCCGAGGGCCACCAGTGGCTGGCTGCTGCGCGTCCGCCGCCTGACGCCCAACCAAAACAACAACAAGATTGCCGACACCATGCAGATCGTCGGGCGCACTGAGGTAATCGACGCCAAGGTCCGCTACCCGAACACCGCGCTGCTGTACATCGAGTTTTCTGCCGAGCAGTTCCGCAACATTCCGGCGGTCACCGTGGACTGTGACGCACGTAAATTTCAGGTGCCCAGCAACTACGACCCGCGCACCAGGGTTTACACCGGGGTCTGGGACGGCACCTTCAAAGAGGCCTGGACCGATAACCCGGCCTGGCACACCTACGGCATCACCGTGAACGACCGTTTTGGCCTGGGCCGGCGGATTAAGCCCTGGCAGGTCGACAAGTGGGAGCTTTACCGGATCGCCCAGTACTGCGATCAGTTGGTACCGAACGGAGAGGGCGGCCAGGAGCCGCGCTTCATCTGCAACCTGAACCTGCAGAGCAAGACCGACGCCTGGAGCCTGTTGCGCGATATTTCGGCGATCTATCGGGGCATGACCTACTGGGCGCAGGGGCAGGTCTACAGCCTGGCCGACATGCCGCGGGACGCCGACTTCGACTTCGCCTACACCCGGGCGAACGTTATAGACGGCAAGTTCACCTACTCGAGCGCCTCAGAGCGCACGCGCTACAGCCGCGCCCTGATCAGCTACGACAACCCGGCGAACAGCTACGACACCGATGTCACCTCGGTGACCGACCAGAAGCTGCAGCGCCGCTATGGCGATAACGTGCTGGAGATCAGCGCAATTGGCTGCACCCGCGAGTCGGAGGCCCAGCGCCGCGGCAAATGGGCGCTGCTGACGAACTCACGAGATCGAGGTATCACCTTCAAGGTCGGGCTCGATGGGCGCATCCCGCTGCCGGGCTATGTGATTCCAGTCGCGGACGAGTTGCTGGCGGGCCGGCCAATTGGCGGGCGTATCGCTGCTGTATCCGGCCTTACCATCGGCTTGGACCGTGACACCCAGGCCAAGGCCGGTGACCGATTGATCCTCAACCTGCCAGATGGCACCTGCCAGGCGCGCACCGTTCACTCGGTGAGTGGCCGGGCTGTAACGGTCACCACCGCCTACTCGGTGGCGCCTGAGCCCGAGCTGGTATGGGCGCTCGACGCCGACGACCTGGCGGTACCGCTGTACCGTGTGACCAGCGTGACCCGCCCAGAGCCTGGCGTGTTCGAGATCAGCGCGGTGCAGTACGACCCAAGCAAATTCGCGCACATCGACACCGGCGCCCGCCTGGAAGAGCGGCCGATCAGCGTGATCCCGATCACCGTCGTTCCGCCGCCGGCGAGCGTAGCCCTAACCTCTAGATATGCCGTGGACCAGGGTATCGCGGTCAGCACCATGACCATCGCCTGGCCAGCCGTTAATGGCGCTGTGGCCTATGACGTGGAGTGGCGAAAGGACAGCGGCAACTGGATCAAGCTGCAGCGCACAGGCACAACCTCGGTCGACGTGACGGGCATCTATGCCGGCGCCTACCTGGCCCGTGTGCGGGCGGTGAGTGCCTTCGATATCTCATCGATCTGGAAGAGCTCTAGCCTCACGCAGCTGACCGGCAAGGCCGGCCTGCCGCCGGCGGTGTCGTTCCTGAACACCACGCCACTGGTCTACGGCATCAAGCTGACCTGGGGCTTCCCTGCTGGCGCCGAGGACACCCAGCGGACGGAGATCTGGTACAGCAAGACCACCTCGCGGGACGACGCGATCAAGCTGGGCGACTTTGCCTATCCGCAGGCCGAGCACGAAATGCACGGCCTGGCTGCTGGGGTCTCGTTCTTCTTCTGGGCGCGCCTGATCGACCGCACCGGCAACATCGGCCCGTGGTTTCCGACTGGCGTTGGCGTCAACGGCCAGTCCAGTTCTGACCAGAGCGAGTACGAGGAGTACTTCAAGGACAAGATCGGCAACGGCGCGCTGTACCCAGTACTGCGCGAGGAGATCGCGCTGATCTCTGGCCCGCCGACCCTGCCGGGATCGGTCAACAATCGTCTCAAGGAGATCAACGACCAGCTGCAGGAGCAGATCGACGCGATCGGCGACGTGGTCGACGCGCTTGAGTACGACCCGGCCAAGGCCTACGCCCAGGGCGACAACGTGCGCCAGGGCCAGCGGTTGTATGTTGCGATTCAAGCCGTGCCAGCTGCCGCTGGCGGTGGTAACGCGCCGCCGAATCCAACCTACTGGCTCGACATCGGCCAGGTGGCCAGGACGGAGAACGGCACCGCGGCGCGCGTGACCGTGGTGGAGACCAAGGTAACCGAACAGGACGGCAAGCTGACGGCCCAGGCCCAGCGTATCGATGGTGTTCAGTCGAGCCTTGACGGCAAGGCAGATGCCTCAACGGTGAATACGCTGGCCAACCGGGTGACCCAGACAGAGCAGGGGCTGACAAGCCAGGGCTCGGCCATCACCGGGCTCACCAATAGCCTGCAGACCACCGACAGCAAGGCCACCGCTGCGCAGCAGGCAGTTCAGGCGCTGAGCAACACGGTCAGTCAGCAAGGCAACACGATCACCAGTCAGGGGACGGCGATCACACAAATCAAGTCGTCAATTGGCCAGCAGCCGGACAACCTGGTGCTCAAGGGCAACTTTGAGGACGGGATCGCCGCGCCGTGGGGCGCTGCCACAACGACAGTGGTTGCCACAACGGCGCACCCATCAGCAGGGAAAGCTATTGCGTTCTACGAGGCCAGCTTCTGCGGCCAGGACCAGAACATCCTCACCGCGCCTGGTGAGCAGTTCGACCTGTCTGCCGATGTTTACCGCGCTGAGATGACTGCAGGGCAAACCGGTAGCCTCCAGCTCCGTTTCGCCGACAAGAATGGCGTGAACCTCGGCTATTTCGACGCCTTTACGTTCTCCGCTGGCGGTGGGTTCCAGACCTTCAAGGGACGGATCACCGCGCCTGCCGGGGCGGCGTCGGCTCGGTTTGTTTCTCGCCTGCAACCGGCAGGGGGCAGGGCGCTGTGGTGCAACATCGTTGGCCGCCGGGTAACCGCGGCGGATTCAGCGAATGCGGAAGCGGTCTCGAGCCTGAGTTCGACGGTAACCCAGCAGGGCACAACGATTACCAGCCAGGGCCAGGCGATCACCAACCTCACCAGCAGGGTAACCAGTGCCGAAGGCGTCAACAGCGCCCAAGCCCAGGCGATCAGCCAGCTCGATACCAACGTCACCCAGCAGGGCAACCAAATCACCGCGCAGGCTACTCGCCTGGACGGCCTGTATGTCCAGGTGAACCCAGAGCAAGCGGGGACCACCGAAGGTTTTGCTGGCAGCAGTTCTAGCTCGGTTGGGGTCTGGTCCGAACAGTCGGGCCGGATTGAGGACGGCATCGCTACGGGCCAAAGGATTGACACCGTGCAGGCGCAAGCCGGTGAGGCAAACGCCTCGGTCCAGATGCTGAGCGAGGTAGTGGCGGGTGTCGATGGAAAGGTTTCCGCTCAATCGACATGGAAGACCGAGACGAACTCAAACGGCAAAAAAGTTGCAACCGGTATCGTTCAGGGAAGCAATGGCGAGGTTGGGGAGATCCTGCTTTCCGCCCAGCGTGTTGCCATCATCGATGGTATCAACGGCGTGGAAGGTAACCTGTTCGTTTTCCAGAACGGCCAGCTCTTCGTCAACCAGGCATTTATCAGCCAGGCGTTCATCAAGGAGATCGTGCTCGGCATGACATTGCGCTCTGCGGCGGTCAACTCGCAAGGGTTGCCGCTGCTGGAGATCAACGTGCCAGCTGGGACGCTGACATTGCGCGGACAGACGGCAGATGGTTCGGTGTTGCTCAACAACTACGGCCTGTATGTCTACGACCTGAACTACATCGAGCGCACAGGCGTGGGGAGGATGATCTGATGGCGTTGTACGGATTCAGGACCAAGGACGCAGCGGGGGTGGTCACTTTCGACACCTCTGTCACACCTATCCGGTCCCTGAAGATGATGACAGTCACCGGGGACGGCAGCTTTGACCAGTACATCTCAATTCCGGAGATTCAGGCGCAGTCATTCGTCGTTGTCGACTCCCTGGAGGACCGGGGGGAATTCACTTATTCCCCTGCCGCCTGGTACTCGGCCGG